TTTCCAAAGATAACGGGGGCGCTTGTTCACTATGGATACCCCATGAAGGCGGCCGGGCACTGGCCCAAGTGGGAAAATATAGAGGCCATTAGGCCCTTCTGACGGTAACCACTGGAGTAGACCATGCCACTCTCAGGAAACAGCGGAACTCGCTCCGGCCAATTTTCAAAGTCGGCCCGGGTCATCCTCCCGATTACGACCGTCGCGTATGCCAGCGGACAAGTCATGGGCGGCCTGATTCTTTTCCCGCAAGGGGTTCGGCTGGTTGGAGAGGGTGCGAGCATCACGAAGATGTTCGTGATTGACCGGTCCAGCCAGAAAGCTCGTTTTCACGTTTTATTCTTTGACGCACTCCCGACTCTCGCCACGCTCACGGACCACTCGCCTTTTTCGTTTTCTGGTGACGACGTGAAATGCGCCGCGCGCGTTTCTGTCTACGCGGCGGATTGGGTTACGACTAGCCTAGACGGACTGTCCGCATCTTCTGATTGTGATGCGTATATCAGGAATAATGAGAATTCCTTATTCCTCTACGCGGTGGTGATTGCGGCGGCTCCGGCGCACTACGCCTCGGCGTCCGATTTGACTTTTGTCTTCTCTTTTGCCCAAGACTAACCCTATGTTGAACGATACAAACTATCAGGTTGGCGACACGGACAACAATCTGTTGAGAAAAATACTTCAGACACTCCAGGGTTCGGGCGATAATGGACTGGTGCTTCAGGAGCTACAGGCGATTCATTCGTCCCTACTCTTCCCCGGACCGAACGGGAGCATCCCACAAAGCTTCGGCGCGCGCACGTTGGTTTCTGTTTCGAATCCGACAATCAGCACGTTGGCATACTCCTCGGGAATGGTTGTCGGAGGCACTCAGGTCGTTCCCCTTCTCATCCCCACTGGGTTAGGTGTTTTGGACTCCCTTTCCCTTATTGATAGGTCGGCCCAGAAGGCCCCAAATGACCTATTGATTTTCTCTTCTAGGCCCACGACCGCGACGACCGGCGACCGGCAAACTTTTGCGTTCGGGGAAGATGCCAATAAGCTTCTGCTCGTTTTGTCCAGCGTATCCAGCGACTGGATTTCTGTCGCTGGCCAAGCGGTAGTGACTCACTTGGCTATGGGTGCGGCGATTCAGTCGAACGATGGAAATTTATATATAGTGATGATTAACTACGGAACCCCCACCTACTCAGGGACTCACGATTTGCAGTTTACTTGGGGCGCGATGCAGGGTTGACGGTGGAGAATTGGGGGGCGACTCTTGGGTAACTAAAGGAAATTTATGGCACTAGACGTAACTTACACTCAGGGCGAATCGGAACTTTCGATTCTCAGCAAGCTTTTACTCGGGTTCGACCAAGGCGGCTTCGGCGCGCTCGGCACCCAGGCCCTCATGGTTGACGGCAGCGCCGTGATTCAACCGATTTCTGGCAGTGTTGGAATCCTCGGCACCGTTCCAATCTCCGGTAGCGTCAGCGTCATTGGGGAGACTTTCGTGGCTGGCGCGCTGAAGGTGGACGGTAGTGCCGTCACACAGCCCGTCTCGATTGCAGGGACCGTCACAGTGACTGGGGTTGAGAACATTCATCCAGTCATTCAGACGAATCCTACCATCAGCACCTCGGCCTATTCGATTGGATTTTCCATCGGCGGTATCCAGATTTTGGCGAATGCTGTCGGCGTCAAGGGCACTGGGATTTTGGACTCCCTCTCCATTTTCGACAACTCCAACCAGGGTAAGAAAATGGATGTCTACATTTTCAACGCCAGTCCCGCGGTTGCCGCGACGACTGACCACGCCGCATTTCTGTTCAACACTGACGGGTTCAAGTGCATCGGTCGCATCCCGATTGCCCTGGCGGACTGGGGCTCTTTGGACGCTACCAAAACCATGTGCCTGAAAACCGGCCTGGGCATCACCGTGAAGGCGGCCGCCGGGACTTCTCTTTTCGCCGTGGCAGTTTTGGGAGCCACCGCAACGTATGCGGCCCTGGCGCTGCAATTCACTTACGGATTCGAGCAAGATTAAGCCGGGCGAGACCGGAGATACTCCGCCGCTTTCTGACAGTTCTCGGGGGAGTCTTGGAAAAGCCCAACCCCCCGGTTGCAATTACAGCATAGAAGCCCCCGAATCACGAGGGGCTGGCTTCCGTGAATGGGGTCAACCGCCAATCGCATTCCCGACACGCACGGTTTACGGCAAATCGCGCACACTCCACCCTGTTTGACGAGGAGAGCTTCATATCCTTCGGGGGTCAATCCATATTTGCAATTCAGTTCGGACTTCCGAACAGTGGCCCGCTGTTTCCCAGGATTCTCCTGGGTCCGGGACCTTTGCGCAGCGTTAAGCTCCGCGTGGTGGGCCGCCCGGTAGTTTGCCCAATACACCTTGCCGCACGTTTTGCAATAACTCCTGTGGCCGTCCAATTCCGCACGGTCTAGGTTGAACGCCGTAATGTCTTTTTCCACCCTACATCTTGAACACGCTTTCATATCAGTCACCGTAACACATACAGGCGGTTTCACAACTGTTTTATTTGGGTTGACGCGTCTTCGAACCACCGCGACTCCTCTCTGACATCTCAAGCAATTCTCCGCCTGATGTCAGGAGAAACGGCCTAACTATTTTGGTGGATGGCCCCCACTGAAACCTGCGGTTGCGCAGAATTTCGCAACGACCCGAGAACTGGGTTAATAAGTTCAAGTTAGTTGTTTCTCTTTTAATATTATGGCATTTTTCTGTGATAGTCCCGGCGCAATCTCCGATATTGCTTCTAAAGATACCAATAGAATAGTTGGGGTAATAGCCAAGGCACTCGCTGCCAACGCCCCTTATATGAACGTCATCGGCGGCGGAGTTTTTCCGTCCGGAACCAGTGACTCGATCCGGTCGATCGTGCAGATGCAAGCTGCTCCAGGAGACCATCTTGCGATTCCTACGTTCGTCTGCGATACCGATATTTGCGGGCAGACCGGCGCGCAGGATTTGACGGATACCGTCGAGTTTACCCTCCGCCTGGAAAGCTTCCGCGGTAAGGGTCCCAACATCTGCGTTAAGAAAGGCTACGCCGCTTTCAAAGGCAGCTACGTCATGGCTGAAGACAGCTTGAAGAAGCTCATCGTTCAGTATGTGAACGCCGACATCCGCGCCCAGTTGTATCTGCGCTCGGCCTCGAAGTTCACCGCGAACGCCAATTATGATTTCAACTCGCTGTTTACCGGCGGGCTGGAGACTGACCTCGGCGTCAAGTTCGCTCCACTTTTGCCCACGGGTCCCATGACCTTCAAGGCTCTGCACTACATCGCCCGCTACATGCGCGAGGTGTTGTTTGCCGAATGGTATAGCCAGGACGGTGCGATGCCGCACTTCCGGTTCATCGGCGGCGCTGACCAAATCGAGTATTTTCGTTCCGAGGTTGGCGTGCAGAACGTCATGGCCGCGCTGACTACTGGCGGCTACAAGCTCGGCGAGACCTCGCTGACCGCTTACAGCTTCGAACAGAGCCCCGCCTATCGCGGCCTCGCGTTCGGTGTTGACCAACGGCCTTTACGTTCCACCGGCTTTGCGGCTGACGGCACGCTCATCCTGATTGACCCCGTCACCATCGTCAGCAATCCGTCGCGCGGCGTCGCCTTCGCGAAGCCCAATCCTACGTGGCTCGGTGCCCCGTATGAAGTCGGTGTGCTCATCGCAGACGGCACGTTCGAACGCCTCGTTCCCGAGAAGTATGTCGGGGAAGGCTCGTTCAAGTTCGCGCCCCAGTTGCACATGGGCGAGCTCGAATGGCACTACATCATCGACAACCAATGTAACCAGTGGGGTGATTTTGGTTGGCACAAATACCAGATTACTCGCGCCTACCGGCCTTTGCGTCCGCAGCACATCGTGCCCATCCTGTATAGCCGATGCCCAGCCGACCTCGGCTTGGTCGCGTGTGTGAATACCAACTCGTCCAGCTTCTCTGGCGCGTTCAGCTACACCAATATTGGGGTGTGCGGTGATAACGAGGCTCCAGTCATTGGACCCGGTTACCCGACCCTCTGAGTCTTTCCCCGTAGGGTGAGGGAATAACGCGGGGCGGCAGTCTTGCTCGGGCTGCCGCCCCAACACAATAGAGCACCAATTTTTTTTTCTTATGGCCGCCGACGAGACAGTCTACAAAATCGGAGATAACGACAACAACATCCTCCGGAAACTTCTTGAGGGGTTTGCCACTGGTAAGTTCAGTATCGGCGGAGGTGGGGGCGGAGGCGGAGGCAGTTCTAGCGTCACGGTGACGGGTGGGACCATCTCTACCATCACGAACCCCGTCACAGTAGCCGGGGCAGTCACTTCGATTGTCTCCCAGGCGACGGCCGCGAATCTTAACGCGACGGTGACGGGAAACGTGGGCGGATTCACTTTTTCACTCCAGGTCAACCCAGCTATCTCTACCTCAGCATACGTGGCGGGGAATGTAGTCGGCGGAATTCAGATTCTTACCGGCGCGATGCGGACAGTCGGCGGCACGGGAATTCTGGAGTCTCTAGTCATCCTCGACCGCACTCCCGCGAGCGCACCGATGGACATTTTCATTTTCAGTTCGAACCCGGCCGCAGCGACGACTACCGACCACACAACTTTTGTGTGGTCTACGGATGCCCTCAAAGTGATTGCCAGGATTTCTATTCTGACTACCGACTACGTGACCGTAGCGGCCGAAGCCGTCGCAGTGAAATCAGGTCTCGGCATCGCGGTGAAATCAGTCGGCACCGCGAATCTATACGCGGTGGCGATTACCTCGGCGACTCCGACCTATGGCGCGCCTCCTAACTCGCTTCAGTTCACTTGGGGAATTCTTCAGGACTAATGCCTAACCCAGTCATAGTTCGACGGCTGGGAAGCGGCGGACAAGCGGCCTCTTTGGCTGCGTCCCTGGGAGCCTACTGGACGCTGGACGCCAACGTCGCCGGTCAAGTGTTGGATGCCACGACCAATGGGCTCAACCTGAATATCAACGGCGGATTCACGGGGACCTTTCCCGTCGCCTTGATTAACCGCGGCTTCGAGGCCGGTAGTTTTTTCGACGGGATTACTTTAACCGAAGGAACGAAGCTCGTAGCCGGTGCGGGGAAGTCATTTACGTTTCAGGTTTGGTCATTTTACAACGACAGCACAAACGGGCAACCTCTTGGTGGCCGGGCCAGCACTGGCGGCGGCGCGTATGATTTTCTACTAAGCACCAACGACGGAGCTATTAATGCCCGTCTTTTTCGATTCGATACTTCTAATGCGGTGGGCCTTACTACTGGGGTTACTTTTACCGGTGTTACAATCACGAACGGCGTATGGTATCACGTTGTTTGCGGGTATGACTTCAGTTTGCAACAGATTTGGATTCAAGTCAATGGGGGAACCCGGCTGACCCTCGGTCCCGTGACCGACGTAGCGAATCTACTCCCTACATTTTCACTGGGAAACTTCGCAGACTTATCGAATGCTTCGAGCACTACTTTGGATGAATGTGCCTTTTGGAACCGTTCCCTTGGTTCGGCAGAAGTCATTGCCCTCTACAACGGCGGCGCTGGACAACCATTTAGTAAACTCAACGCTCTTTTCAGCAACACTAATGGTTCCCCCAGTAGAACGAGAGGGCAAGTTTGGTCTACGGTAGTGGTCTCCAAAGGAGGCGCGGCCCCTAGTGTGGGCACAGTTTCTGCCCTGGATACGTTTTATTCTGGCCTTATCTCAAATAGTTTAACATCGTCAGTGGTAGCCTTCAACGCAGTCGTTCCGGACAACCTAGTTGCGGCTCTTACCCCCTTCATTCAAGGCCCGGGGCTCGCTCTTTGGACGAACAACAATTTTGTTTTGGGGGATTTGACGGTTAACGGATTGGCGGGCGACGGAGTGACAAAATATTTGGACACGGGAATTCGCCCCGCCGCACCCCTCACCTCAACTTCAGCGGGCCTTGTTTGCTACGTCTTCGATAACTCTTCTATTGCCTCTAGCTGGCTTTTTGGGGTGCACGACTCCGCTCCAGCTAACAACTCAATCGCGTTCCTCCCTTCTCAGGCCGGACCCATTACGACGGCCGAGTTGTGGAGTTTTGCAGGCGCAACTAATTTTGCCAGTGCGGCTAAACCAGCCTCGGGCGGTTACTTTTCGATGCAGCGCACGAGTGCCAGCATATTAAATCTTTACTTTGCCAACTCTGGCAATGTGCATTCATCCCTGGCCGCAACTGGTTCGGCACAAACGGGGGCAATATCTTCGGGAGGGCAATCCATATATGCTTTTGCTCTGAATAATGTCGGGAGTGCGTTTGGTTTCTCTACTTGTCGGGTATCGAGTTTTGCCGTCACTACTGGTCTATCCAGTGCCCAGGATAATATCTTATCCGGTCTGGTGCAGCAACTCCGGACATCTCTCGGTGGAGGATTTATCTAATGAAACAACTCATCGAAGGCGAGTTTCCTCTCGGCACTCTGACAGTGGCAAACATTTCGTTGGTGGCGGTCAGTTCGTTCTTGCACCGGATTAAGCCCGAGCTCGATGCGGCCTTGACTGTTGTTCAAATTGTGGTTGGTATTATAACCGTAATCCACGTCGTCAAGAAGTGGGTTCAAACTCGAAGAGCAAAAAATGAAAAAACTCCGCTCCCTCCTAGCTCTACTGTTCCTGGTGCTCCTATGTAACGGCTGCGCGCTTATTCCTAAGCCCGTCGAGCTGTTCCAGAAAAAAGTCCATGCCTTCCCCGAAGCTTCTGCCAAGCTGGTAGAGGTGCAGAAGGAAACCGCGCAGCGGGCGAAGGAAGCCGCCCGCACTACTTTCGAAACCGCCCTTCAACAGGACGTGAGTCCGGAGCTCCGGGCCGACGCTCGGGATACCGTCGTTTTGACGGACGCCGTCGCTACTTCTATCGGCCCACCGGCCAAGCCTTCAGGTGTCTCGGCCGACCTCCTTGCCAAGGAACTTCGCGCGGAGATTGCCCGGCTAAATCAGAAAATAGACGCTTTTCAGGAGCAGAACGAAAAGGTTGCTGGCAAAAAAATCGAGGGCACTGGATGGCTCCAAATTCCCTACTTCGTTTACTTAGCCGTTGTCATTTTTGTCCTGATTATCGGATGGCACCTGTTGCACACTGTGGTAACGGGCCTGCAAGTGGCCGGTGTGGCCAACCCGGCCCTGGGGGTGGCGGGTTCAGTCGGCTCGGCCGCGATGTCAGAGATTGAGACGATGATGAAAAAAGTCATGGCGGGCGCGCAGAAAGTCGCCAGTGAGGTAACTACTAAGATATGAGTTGCGGATGCCCCGATAATAAACCCAACGGCGAACACCACGAGCACGAACGCGAGGAGTGCGAAAATCCTTGCCGAGTGGGCCGGAGCAACACGCCCACGTGCGAATCGCTTCCTAGCCAAATATCGAATTTTTCCGCGCAATTCTTCGGACCCCTCGTTAAGGCCGTTGACGGCCTCGGAAACGTGGTTTGGCAGCTCCCGTGCGGGCTCGGGGTAGGCATCCCGGCGACTCCTCGGGCGGCCGGTGAGGGTTTAGCTTGCTATTTCCTCCGGCTGTTCCAGGACGGTATCACCGCCGCGCAAGGCCCCAAGGGAGACCCTGGGACTCCAGGCACCAACGGGTTCAACGCCTACGGGGTGACAATCCAGCCCTTTGCGCAGCCAACCCTGGCCAACCCCGTCATTCAGGTGGCGCTCGGGTTCAATCCGTCGATTCTGCCAGGGCAGTTCGTTTTCATTGACACGTCCGGGTGGTATCAGGTCATTAGCACCGACCCTTCGGGGATTGACGTTCTGACGCTCGTGGCAGCCCTTCCTGGCGCGCCAGTGAACCATCCCGGAGAGATTGTCCCGCCGGGCATCGTGGCGGCTGGCAGGCTAGTGGTGCCGTCCGGGGCACCTGGGCCGAAGGGAAACACCGGCCCGCAAGGAATTCAGGGGCTGACGGGCGGGATAGGTGCTCCAGGCGCTACCGGTGCGGTAGGGCCGCAGGGATTAACCGGGAATTCCCCAACTCTTTCGTCCGCGCAGTATATTGACGGTTCTGGAGCGACCTACGCGCTAACCACCTCGTTTGCGTGGGTTGATTCGGGAGGCAACGGCCCGCAGATTACCCTGGCAGTCGCGGGGACTTATCTAATCCTGATGCTGGTATCCTTCCAGTCCGTGGGCGGAGCAGCTTCATGGCTGGCGCAGTATGAACTTTTCGACGCGAATACCCTGGCGGTTCTTTCCGGCCCGTGGCCGACGAGCGGCGGAGGAACGGTCTCAGGAGTGCCCTTGATTACCCGCTCTCCCCTCGAAGTTTTCATAACCACGGCTGGCCCGGGGCACGTGATTAAACTCTACGCAAAGGAGACAACTCTCGTCCCGGTCAGCGATGTAACCGTTGCTTTTGCTCAGGTCCAATTCGTGGCCCTAAAGATTTCTTAATGCACCGGCACCACCATAATCCGTGCAGCGAAAAGCCGCCCGTGAATACGGCGGCCTGCGAAGTCCTGTCTAGTCAAGTCGAGAATTTTACCCTGAATTTTTTCGGAGAGATTTTCAAGACGGAGGTAAATGGTGCAGTTCAGTGGTCCCTCCCATGTCGTCTCGATGTCGGGCTTACCGGGAACCCCCGAGGCTCTACTGAGCCGCTCGGGTGCTATTTTCTACGGTTGTTTCGGGACGGAATAGTCGGAGCGAAAGGCGCGAAGGGCGACCCGGGCCTGATTGGGTGTAACGGTAGCACGCCCTATGTGCAGGTGTTGATTGCGTTCACTCAGCCCGCGTTCGATGTGGTGTTTCCAATCCTTGTGACCCGCAACCCCTCTATCCTTCCGGGCATGGACGTGTTTATCGACGGCTCCGGCTGGTATGAGATTATCACCTCGGACGGCTTAGGCCACATTACGGTGGCGCTTCGAGTCGCGGTTGTCAATCCTCAAGGTCTGATTACAGTTGGGACCGTGCTTCTTCCTTCGGGGAAAGTCGGGATTCCGGGCGACCAGGGCGTCCAAGGCATCGTGGGGAATAACGGCCCGAAGGGGTTAACTGGCGCGACCGGTGCGCAAGGACCTCTGGGTAATCCAGGGGATTTAAGTCACGCAAACCTGCCGCTCACCGTTGCCGTCCTGCCGCCGCTCAACGTCACCCCATTTCCTCCGTCTTTCGACGCGCAAACGCACGGCTGGGAAGGTGGCTTTACTCCCTCGGGGTTCGTCAATATCATTCTTTTCCCTGGGGCACTCCCCGCTTCGGTAAGTCTCCCGACCGCCGGAACCTATCTGATTATGGCGCGTGTCGTGGCCGCCGATGTCACTGCCACGGGAGCGTTCAGTATTATTGATTTTCGGTTGAAGAATATTTCGACGAATTCTGTCGTGCCGCAATCGACTATCCGAATATTGCGCTCTGGGAGAATTACGACTTTCGTTTCAACCTTGGCGGCGAACAACACGGTTCAGCTTCAGGCGCAGTCCCTGGTTGGTTCGGGCACCGTGTCCGTGAACTACCTTTGGGCGTTCAAAATTGCATGAAAAAGTCTTGCGCCATACCCATAATCCGGGACCGCGAGAAGGCTTTGACTGGCCGGTGCAAGAAAGAAAGGGGCGGCGATATGACCGTGAAACCCCCTGCCTACGTTTTGATTGTGACGAATCCCGCCCCTTCCGTAACTACTTAGATAATGATACCATGAAACAGCTTAACCTTGACCTCGGCCAGACCCACGAAGAACGCTACGGTTCCGGACTTTCGATGCCGGACAAGGATGAGGAACACTACCCCTCGTTCACCTATAGCGGCGAGGACGAACTCGAATTGCCCGAGTGTGGCAAGATGGTAATTGAGTTTGAGGAGGGGGGCAGCTCGAAGGCCAAACGAGACGGCGAGGACTACTACACCTGCACGATTAAGGTGCGAAAAATTCTCGGCGTAGAGGCCGAGAAGAAGGACAATAAAGAAGCCAAGGCGGGCGAGGCCCTCGACGCAATCAAGGAAGCCCTAGAGTCCGCCGATGAAGACGACGAAGGTGCAGACGACGAAGGTGAAGACGACGAAGGTGAAGAATAATTTATGTTCAGGGTTGATGACGTCTTCGACGAGGCAAAAAAAATCTTTGGCGCTTGCGACGATGGCCAGCTTTTTAAGTGGCTGGGCGATGCTGTTTCCCTTATCTGCAACAAGGCGGACCTGGAGGGGTGGAAGGGCTACCTCGATATTTGCACCACCGGCTGCCATTGTGAGGGAAGCAGCCCCTGCAACTCGCCAAGGGGCTGTGGCCGACTGTGCGTTACACTTCCCCGAGAGGTTCAGACTGTCATCGGGGTCAACATTGCTGGGCGGCCTGCTTTGGGATTTGACCAGCTCTTCGAATTCCATTTAAACGGTCCCGGTAGCAAAGACCACAAAACTTGCGACTGGACTTGGGCGGACCAGGGACATTTTCACAGCACCTACCGCGATTTAGTTTTCCCGGCGAAGCTCATTTCGTATCTTCAGCTCCCCGACGACAACGGGAAGCGGTTCATCGTTTACGGGTTCGACACTGCCGGGCAAGTCCTGCGACGGTTCGAAAACGGCCAGTGGCTGAACGGCTACCTCGTGCCGACAATCTACGGCTATGCAATTCCCGAGGCTTCAGCCCCCCTAATCGCTCGAATTACCGGCGTTTTCAAGGAGCGTTCGGCCGGGTCTATGCGGCTCTCGACGGTTGACGACTCTGGAACTACTGGGACCCTCCTGGGAGTTTACGAGCCGGATGAAACCCTCCCCCAGTATCGCCGAATCAAACTCAACCGCGCGTGTAACTGGGTCAGGATTGCTTACCTGAAAAACAATCCCATTTTCACCAGCCGCTACGACCACATCGAACTTTCTAGCCGGATTGGTTTTCTTTTGGCGATGCAGGCAAGAAAAATGTATAAGGATTTGCGCACGGACGAGGCCCACTCTTTTGAAGCGGATGCGGCGCGACTGGAGCAAGAAGCTCAGTGGAAGATGGACCCCCCGACCTACATGCCCCCGCAGGTTAACGACATGAATAACATCCGGGACAAGGCCGATTACGACATTCGATGAACGCGGCCCAGATACAAATTGACTGGGACATGACATTCTTCCGAGGTGCGAAGTCGGACCAGGACCCTTCTTCTCTCCCGCAGGGATATTATTTCACCGGGCTGAATATGCTCAACGTGGGCGGCGTTCTCTCGACCCGGCCCGGGTATAACTGCGTCGTGAAGCTAGCGGACGGGCGACTCCAGGGCGCGGCATTGTTCCGGCCTATCTTGGGACTTGAGCAGATTCTCGTAGCAATCCAGGGGCAGGTTTTCGTTTCTACATTCCCCTTCGAGACTTTTGCGCTCGTGCCCAACATAACACTTTCCCCCAGCGCCAAGCAGGTTTTTTGGGCTCAGTGTTTGCAAGCGGCGATGCGAACCTCGCCAGGGCTTGTCTCTGCAATCACTCTGATTCCCCCCAAAGCAATCATGTTCATCACGGACGGGGCCGAGTCGGCTCCCGCGTGGTATGACGGTGCGAACGCCGGTCAGGTCAGTGGGAATTCCCTGGACACTCCCGGCGGCGGCCCGATGGCTTGGGTTGGAGACCGGCTATGGATTGGGCGGGACAACCAAGTATTTGCGTCCGACATTGCCAACCCATTTAGCTTCCGCGAGAGAGTATATCTCGGCGGAAGTGAATCGTTTTACTTCAACGGAGAAGTCACCGCCTTAGTTCCTACTCCGTCTGTTGAGTCTCCCCAGCTTTTCGTATTCACCGCGCAGAACGGCTCAATCATCCAGGCGAATATCCGAGACCGGACTCAGTGGCCGATTACCCCGGATTTCCAAAGCGAGGTTATTCAAGTGGGCTGCCGCGCGCCACGTTCGGCAAAGTCCCACTACGGTCATTTGATTTGGTTTTCGCAGTCGGGCGTTGCAATTTACGACCCGGCCACTTCTGGAAAACTGACAGCGCGCTTGCCCGTCCGAGACAATGAAATGCTGGCCAGCAAAGCGTATATCGACAACGATGTCAGCCTAGTCGCCGGAGGGACGTTCGGACAGTTTTTCATGATGAGTGTCCCGAGTGAAGATATTTTCAACAAGCACACCTGGGTCATGAACAACGCTAGCTTCGCAACTCTGAACGATGATTCAGGCCCCTCGTGGGCCGGGCTATGGACGGGAACGCGGCCGGTAGAGTGGGTGTGCGGGGAGATTGCCGGGGTAGAACGCGCGTTCTATGTTTCGGTGGACGTAGACGGTCACAACCGTCTTTGGGAAGCTTTTCAACCGAACCGCCTAGACAATGGTTGCCCGATTACGTGGGCAGTTGAAACCCGTTCGCACTTCGGTATTACCTCCTCGAATCCCCAGAAGCCCCCGGGCTCCCGATGCCGCCTGACCTGGATGGACGTTGCTTTGGCCGGGGTTCCTGAAGACCTGGACATTGCTGTATTTTTCGCTGGCGGACCTCGGGGTGCATATCGCCCCATGCTCACGAAGCAGCTCTCGATTCAGCGCGGCAGCCTGGACTCCGGCCAAGAAATCACAATGGCGTCCTCGCTCTTTGCTTTCAAGCCTCAATCTCGGGTGGTTCGGACTGAGGACGCAAATAACCAAGCGGCCGACCCGCTTGCGGGCTCGTGCGGAGTCGAGAGAATCGACAACGACAACGTAGATGAGAGCTTTCAATTTCTGATTGTAGGGCATGGCCCGGCGACCATTCGCTGGATTCGCTCCTTCGCTTATCCGGTGCCCGAAGACACGGCTGGCGATGGGCTGGCGTGTTCTGATGAAACGCGTTTAAACGCCGTGCGGTTCGATGGCGTTGCCGCAGCGGCGGATGACATAGGGTCCCTAATCGCCGAGCTCAGCACCGCGACAACCCAGGGTTTCTTTTCGAATCAGACACAGGTTTTGCGCAACGGTGATTTTAGTGCGGTGGGCGTGGGCTCCGCAGAGAGCATCGTCTCGCAAAAGGCGGCCGACAGGGTTGCCACGATTGTAGCTACACAACAGGCTCAGGCGGAGCTTGACTCCGTGGTGCCGCCCGTTTTATCGGTTGGGCTTGGATTATGAACACAATCCTGGAAATGCTTTTTCTCCGTCGCCCGCGCATTGAATACGTGTCGTCGCCGGTTTGTCCAATTCACTTCAGTGCCAGCGGAACCGCTTTTTTTGACCAATGCTTCAACGACTTGGCCTTCTGCTCCGGAGTGAATATTAACGGCAATTTTCTAAACTTCCAGGAACCTTCAGATGGGCTTGCCTACAACGTCTACGTTTCTACGCAACCGTCCGGGCAGCCATTTCAGATTATGAATGACGGTCTGCTCCCCGGGCAGGCCGTGGTTTTCACAGACGGAATTTACTGGTTCACGATTAACACCCCCGCCGGGGAGTCACTACCATTCCCTTCTACGGCTGCTCCGGGAGGAGTGTATGTTATCCTTCAAATTCCAAAAACTTCTGATGCCGGGAGTTGGAATCTTTACCGCAGTGGAGTGAAGTTGATTTCTTCGTTTACCGGCACTGTCGTAGAATGTTCAGTTGAGGGCTGGTATCAGGCGACGAAAATTACCGTAGACGGAGAAACCCCCTTGTCTGGGTGTCATCCGATTTTATTGGGCGTTCCGGCTCCGCCTCCTCCGCCCCCACCTCCCGGTCCCAACTGGGATGTAGCTACTGAAATTGCGGCTTGGCAGGTCTACACGGGAGATTTTGGCGGGACGTTTCCTCCAGTCGTTTCCTACGGCATGACAGGCCCCGGGTTTAACAAGGCGGGATTTTCCACCATTACGGCGGGTCTTAATTTTAACTACGCGTGCTATTCCTGGCAGGGGTCTCTCTTCTATACCGGTCCGGATGCACACTGTCGGCTGACGCTGGCAGTCACGACGGATTCTCTAAGTGGTATTGTCTTCTGGGTTGGGCCGTTTCTAGGGACCGGGCTCGCCTCCTACATCTCAACTGTCGGACAGGGCGGTGCTGCAATAATCCCGAACGCCCCGTCCGGGGTTTACGTTCAGGATTTCTTCGTCCCCTCCGGACCGTTTACTTTGTTCTTTAATCTAAGCGGATGCACTGGACCTAAACCCGGTCCCGGGCCGGGGTTCAGCTCCTCACTAAACGTATCCCTAATGTTCGAAAACATTCCCTAATTTATGTCATTAGTCTCAACTAACTTGTTCATTCAGATGGCGCAGTTGCCCGTCACATTCAAAGGCAGCCCACAGGACCTCTCCGTGGAGATGGTGAAGCGCATGCGAATCGTGTCGCCCAACGGAGTGAACTTCATTTTCATTGGCGACGTTGCGCCCACATCGAATGTCGGCCCCTGGCTTAGGGGCGGAACGCAGTGGTGGGTCTGGGATACCGCGACCAACCAATACGTGCCCCTGGACTTAAGCGCGTCGTTCACTACGCCTTTTGCAATCGGGAACAGCACTCCTTCGGCGACCAATCCTCCGGTGTGGTTGCGGACTACCCAGGACCGGTCAGACGTAAATCCTACCGCTGTCGGGGAGCCGCTCGGCTGGTTTGTTTTCGACGGCGTTTCTTGGGTGCCGTTCAACAGTCTTGTGAATTCTGGCGGCACCGCTGGCAGACCCTCGAATCCGGTTAATTTGCAGCAGTATTTCGATTCAGACATCGGAACCCTTATATGGTTCGAAGGCGGGAACTGGAAAACGGTGGACGGTGTGCGAGGGGATTTGAAGTTCGTTACGGCGGCGACCGCGGCCGCTGCCCTACTGCCTAACCCGGGGTGGGCGATTGCTGTGAGTCAGTTTCCCCAGTTCGCGGGATTAGCTCCCGTGACGGCTACGAGCGACCCCGGTTTAGCGCCAGCTTTCACAATCGCACCGTCCGCCGGGGCCGCCGCGCAACCACAGGGTGCGGTTGTCGGAACCGGTCCGCAACTCTTGCAAATTAACCCCCTCTCGGCCTTGGCCTACACGCCAACTATTGCCCTCCACCTTCTAGTCAAGCTGTAAGCTACGGGCTGGAGATGCGAGGTAACTACTTGAGTGAATGGTCTATCGTCTGCCCGCGAATCTAGTCAAGCAAGCCGTCCTGGATGTCGGCACGCGGATGATGCCCGATTTGAAGTATTGGGCTCCGGTGAATCTGGAATTTTTGGGAAACGCCTGGGAGAAAATGTGCGCGCACGATTCGTGTCGCGCTTACGGTTTGGATATGGGCGGAGCGACAGTTGGGTTGCTCCTCGGGATGATGATGCCGGACCTGAACTCGGGCTGCCTCCAGGGCATCGAGTTTTTCTGGGGAGTGGAAAAGAAATTTCGGTCGCGGGCGGTCGGGCTTCTTCGCAGGTTCGAAAAGGACTGCAAAGAAGCGGGGTGTTTGGTGGTGGTTGCCGGGGCAATTCAGAGCATGAACCCTGAAAAGATGTTCAAGCTCTATGACCGATTGGGTTACCACTTGCACACGGAAGAATATTTGAAGAGATTATGAGCACTTTTATACCGGATTACGGGTTTTTGAACGGCGCCCCTAAAGGATGCAACCGTTGCGGAAGGGTGCTGCCCGCAACCCGAGAGTATTTTCGGGTTGATAACGCCATAAAGTGCGGGATTGCGCCGCTGTGCCTACGCTGTCAAGTGGACAAGACCGCTTCTGACGCTGCTCGGGACCCGAATGCTGGGAGTGCGCGGGTGAGGCGATGGGCGGTGTTCGAGTTGAAACACTCGGAAGAGCAGGAAATCGCTTTTCATTGGTCCAATCAACGTCCCTTGTCCGGAGTCGAAAACCGGGCGAAGAGGGATAAAATAATTTAACGTAACGCATTTATGGGTAGTATCATAGGGGCTGGGGGGGCTATCATGGCAGGCGCGGTGCAGGCTGACGCGGTAAAAGGCGCAGCGGCCGCGCAACAGGCGTCTCTAACTCAGGAGTTGAATAACATCAACCTGGGGATGGACCCGGCGACAGTCACCGCGATTGCAAACACCGCAGGCCAGAACCAAGCGGTGAATCAGCTCGCGCTTCAGAAGCTCGTTGACCCATCTCTTGCGGCGGTTCGCACTGGTGCCAGCGCGGATATAAACAGCAGCGTCAACGCAATTAATGACCCGAATTCTCAGTCGAATCAGATTGCGACTGCGGCAGTTCAAAACGCTACCACTGGCAGCGCGGGACTTGACCAGGGAAAGTCGGCATTGATTTCAGCGGCGCTTGACCAGCTCAAAGCCGGGGCCACGTTGCCTCCGGATGTCGAGGCACAGATGATGCAGGCCGGTCTCTCCCAGGGCGGCTCAGCTACCGGCTCAGCGACCGGCACGGGTATGGGCGGCAACATTCTCCGCACTGTCCTCGGCACCGCAGGACTTAATCTCCAGCAGCAACGGCAGTCCCAGGCGGCCGGACTTCTCCAGCAGGCCGGTGTGCTCCAGCAGCAAAAGCAGAACACGCTGCAAACACTTTTTCCGTCGCTGGCCCAGACACAGCTTAGCAACCTCAGCGGCACTCAGGGTGCCCTAGCTCAATCAAATTCTTTAATGCCGAATACCGGCCTCTCCGCTACGCAGACCGCCAATCTTTGGCTACAACGTGTCGGCGCGCAGAATCAGGTCTACACCGGTCAGGGTGGCGTGAAGGCACAGGGTATTATGGGCCAGGGCCAAGCTTGGTCCCAGGCTATCGGCACCGCGTCGAGCGACATCGGCTCCGGCGTCAATAGTATGGGCATGGGCGGCATGGGCGGCGGCATGGGCGGAGGCGGAGGCGGCGGCGGCGGCGGCGGTGGCAACATCGCGGGTCCTGGCGGCGGCGGCTCTTTTAACTCCTTCAACTACGTTTAAACATGGCCTTTGGAAATCAGACGGAACAACCTTTAGTCGCGGGGCTTTCTTCGCAACCGGCCGTGACGGGACCGGCGAACGTCATCACACCAGACGCTGTAACGGCGCTTGTCGATTCGTTCGGCAAGGGCGTGATAACGGGAGACGATATTAACGCGCATTCGGGATTCATGGCGCACTTGCGAGACCGCGCGGAAGCGCAGCGGCTTCAGGAGTCTACCAATCCCCAGTCGGTAGCGGCTCGGCAGGCCGCCCTGGAGTCCCAGACCGCAAACGCGAATCTCGTCACCGCCCAAGCTGGCGCACAGCAGGCGCAAATCCCCGCGAAGTCCGCCCTAGTCACCGCGCAGAATCAGAAAGCGCAGTCAGAAGTCTGGAATAAGCGCGCGACGGACGCCTACCTCGAATACAACCCCACGCTCTACAAAGAGGATGGGAGCACCCCAGACGTTGGAGGCATGGCAGAAGCCGGGCGGCACTATCTCCGCGCGCAGGACGCCTTGACGTATGCGGGCCAGGGTATGGCCAGCACTCCCTCGAAAGAGACTGACCCAACCACGAACCAGCCGATTGTGGTGCAGCGAAACTCTATGGGCGAGGACGTTACTCCCCGAGAAGATAATCCGGCCTACACCCACTACCGGGACCTACGCCAAAAAGCGATTGAAACCCTTTTCGCTCCGACTAAGCCGCACGCGTCCCGTGATACGGGAACTGAGGTTCCGATTTCAGACGAGCCGCCTTCGGGGATGATTACCGCCCCTGGCGGCGCTCCTGCGCCTACGGCAGATTTAGTGTCTCCCGTCACTCCTACGGCTCCCCCATACCCCTCCGTGGGTGCCCCAGCTCCGGTTTATCAGTCCGGCCAAGGGCGGCCGGTGGGACCTATTCCTGGAACGACAGAACCGGAGACGCGCGCGGAGCTCGCGAAGATGCCCGCCTACGAACAATGGGCGCAGAAGGTAGGTAGTATTAACTCTTTTCAATCCGCCGCGCAGAAAAGTATGGCCGATTCTTCGGATACTACTCTCGGGGTGCCGGTTCGAAATCAATCGGACATCGCCCTGATTAATGCGGTGAAGCAACTAGCTTCGCCCGTGGTATCAGCGAGCACTGGCGGACGGGCGAGTCCAGACCTTCAGGCGAAGGCTTTGGAGGAGAATATGCCTTCCTGGGAGAGGGCCCAGGATTGGAAGCAGACTTTGCTCCACCAGGGTATTCTGACCGATGGCACGCGCCGCCGGTTAATCGACATGGGCAACCAATATATCCGGGACAAGGAAACTACGGTCAAGCCGAGTCTGCAATGGGCCGCGAAGAACGCCGGAAGCACTCCCGAAAAGCTTTGGGGAGATACCTCTTTTGAGGCTCGGCTCCTGCGAGGCGAGAGCTTAGCTTCTGCTCCGGCTGCCCCAGGTGCCGCCGCTCCTGGCGCTGCCCCGGCCGCCGCCAATTCAGGGGTTGTGATTCTAAAGACGGGGCCGTATGCTGGTTGGAAATATGACGCCCGGACCGGCACCGTTTCTCAATGAGAATATGTCACACTCTTTGGTTCGCCAACGCTGCATTTTGGACAAGTTCGTCTGCGTCCTCCGTGTCCTGACCTTCGCCAAGGAAGTGGCAGCGCAGGAAAAATTTAATTTCACACGGGGAGAATCCGGCATCATCCAGGGAACTCCAAAGCCAGCTATCATGTTGGCTCGAACCGGGCTGGCAACTATCAATCGCGGCGTGACTGCACCCCTCCATAATATTGAAAGCCAGGGTATGGCGGGCAGCCGCCTCATCTCCCTTTCGCTCCTGTTTAGCAAGCTGCGCCTGGGGGGAAGGACGCTTTTCAAACTCGGCCAAAACCCGGTCAATGCGCTTGTTCCGGCGATTGTAGCCCCAGACATAGCAGAATATTATGACGGCCCAAAATGCGGTTACATGCATGCCTAAAAACTACCTGAGTTGCCGGAATATGTCAACCCCAATCTTACGATTTCAGGAATCCTAATAATGCCTAACGACGTTCCTAATGTGCCGATTTCGACGCCCCCAGCGCCCGCTCCGGACATTACCCAGGGCATGTTTTCTGCCGCCCAGCTCCAGGCACCCCTCCCCGAGACGCCCGCCCCCGCCGCGCCGGTAAAATATACCCCGACGGCCCAGGAACTCGCCTCGGCCGCTCCGGTTGCCCCGGCCGCGCCCGTGAAGTATTCTCCGACTGCCGCAGAGCTCTCCAGCGCCACTCCGGTTGCCCCGCCCAGCGCCCTCGAAGTGATGACGCCGGAGCAACTCGTTGCTGAGGCAAAAGCAAACCCCAAAAAATTTGACCCAATCTCCGCATTCCAGGCGTTGCCAGCCCAGAAGCAGACCGAGCTTTTCGATAAGGCCGCTGAGACATATTACCAGCTTCTACAGGCCGGGCACTTCACGCCAAGCCTGGTGGACATGCTTACGAACGTAGGAAAAGGAATTAAGGACCTTGCGTTGACTGGCGCGACTCTCGCAAATATCGGTTTGGGTGCTGCGGTATCAGCCGGAGCAGAACCGGACCCTTCCACTTTTCGCGGTGCTCTCTCTTTACAGACTCAACAGCAATCCGGAGAATTCCTGGCGGGCCAAAAGGTTGCGGCGCTCGGGATTGGGCAGATGCTCACCAAGGGAGCAGCTTGGGCTGCACGCGGGCTGCACCTTACTAAGGGCCTTCAGGACTACACTCCGGAGGATAAGTGGAACGCTTTTGCGACGGAGCTTGCGACGCGAAACGGAATGGCCAACGTCGTGAAGCAGGGCATCAGCCCAGAAGCCGCTGCGAACCTCGCGAAACAAGGATACCCACTTCGCCCGGAAAAAGTGGAAGAAGCCGCCTCCGGCTCGCCCTTTGCCTGGGAATTTGCGGGAAAGCTTTTCGGTGGTGCTACCGGAATGGTCGCGGACTCCGCCACTCCCCTACTCGCGACGCTCGCGGGAGATACATCTGAAGCGGGCCTTGCGAGTGCCCGGGCGGCAATTCATTCTATTCCCTCGATTGCGTCCGAAGCCTCGACAAAAGTCGTGGGCGGAGCACTCAAAGCTGCCGGGAAAGCGGGCGAATTTACGGCAGAGAAAATCGAACCTCTCGTTACGCCCATCGCGAAAGTGGCGGGTATGGCAGGCGGTGCTTTTGCAGGTCATCACATCGGCGGACCCTGGACTATTCCGTTGGGTATCGCGGAAGGTCTGGAAAAGGGCGGAAAGCTCGGGGAGAAAATTTCGACGGGCGTAGCGAAGGCGGGTGGGAAGCTGGCCGACCTAGCGGACATGGGAAAACAGATTGCAACCGGCGAAGGCGTGTCATCCAACACCGCGCAGTTCGTTAGAGACGTAGCACAGGCCGCACCGGGTGCCCTGGCGCACGTAGGCGCAGGTGTGGCGATGGACGTAGGTCTCGGGGCAGCAACCACCGAAACACCCGGTGAACGCGCCAACATTACCCCGTTCGGGACAGTTCTCGGCGGTGTCGGTGCCGCGAAAGGCGTTGCGGGTCGGGCGATTAGCGGCCACATTATCGCGCCTCGGGCTTGGGGAAGTGAGGGAGTCCCACAACGTCCGGATACCTTTACGCAGAATTTTCCCGCGCTCAACGCGGAGCATACAGACGCCATGGCGAATGCTCCTGTTGGAGTGCAGCAACGCTTCAACGCGGTTCAGAAGTTTGTGGACGGCGCTGCCCCGGGCACCCAGATAGTTTATGCGCCGAGGCCGGAAGTCGGACACGAGGACACGTTGCCCGCCGCGCTTCAGCAGTCGGGAATAAACCCGAAATTCGCGGCCCGGGATGGCTTTTCAACCAAGGTGCAAGGCACCGATGGCAAAACCCACAATATTGTTGTAGTTCGTGATATGGAAGCCGCGCCACACGAGGCTCGGCACGCGATGGACGACGTTATAGGAGCTGGAGCGACCGCCGATTTAAATGCCACCGCGAAGCAAGAATTCGCTGACAAGTGGGATGCGTTTAAACAAAGGTATGCGGACCGGCTCACGCCCACCGGACTTCCGACCTCAGACCCGAACGGGACAATCCTACGAGAGTCCGGATACGGAGACGCAGCCGCAAAAGAGAAAATTATCTCACAAGCGCGAGACGCGTTAGGCCCTAATGCTACCGAAGCGCAGGTGCATGCCGAAGCGGGGAAAGCAATTACCGACTTACGGGGGCAGGCGCAAGCTGCCGGACAGGAATTGTGGCAGCACGTGCTCACTCCTGACGAGCAGTCGAATCAGGTGGACCAATATGTAGGCAGCGAAGTCCGCGCGGAGCATCACGATGCTTGGTTCAAGGCCGGGCAGCCCGGCACGATGCGGGGCAAGATGGGAATGTTGGGCGGCCGCGTGTTATCGGCGCTCGGGATTAACCCCGTCGAAGGCCGTTCCTCTACCTATGGCACGCCGCTCGAAGGCTCTCTCGTTTCCCAGGCACAAAAGACTGCGCCTAAAGGGGTGATGGCTCCCGAGGCACCTGCCCCGGAAGGCAGTGACGCCGCCCATCAGAAAGGTGTAGTGAACGCCCAGAAGGCCGCCGCCGAAGCCTCGGGGCAACCCGTCGCGGGAGCGGTCAAATCCCAAAAGGAAGTTCTCGGAATTGTGGCCGAAGCAATCGCGCGCAAGCAAGGCGTTAAGCTGACCAAGCTCTCCGCCCCCGAAGAGCCCGCCGCTTCTCTGACCTCCGACCGCGAGACCCGCAGGCAGATGATTGAGACATATCGCACGATGCCCGATGCGGCGAAAAAGCTTTGGGGCAAACTCTTTTTCCCGACTGATGTCCCGGTGCCGGGGCGCGGGGGGAATCTACAAATTTTCGGTTATAGCCCCGAAGTATTCGCCGCCAACGCGCACAAGACTGCCGAGGCAATGAACACCCTCGCCGACAAAGGCTCGAACCTTTCGCCCTACGAATTGGACCCGGCGACAAAATCATTCACGGAGTCAGGCTGGCGGGAGCTCTACGACGACGTTCAAAAATATGTTCAGAACCAAGCGGCCGGGCGAACCGGTTCGGGGACTCCTCTCTCAGTCCCGGCGGCAGTCACGGCTGCTGGTGGGCATGCGCCGCCGTTACGGGGAGAAGCTGCGCCGCTGACCCAGGACCGCGCGGATTTTATCAGCGCAATGTTTCACGCGAAACTGCCCGATACCGGGATTGCTCGCCAGGGGGCAATCAACATGCCTCTGAACAAGGCGGGGCAGTTGGTCAGTGCCGCCACAATTCCGGGCCGCGTTGCGCCGCCGGTTGAACCTCGTGGATCTTTTCGCGGAGCGGTAGCGGTTCGCCAAGGAGTCAAGGGCGAGCCGATTATGGAAGTAAACCCCTTCCGTAATAAATTCGAGTCCGCGTTGAAACAGGCGGGCGTCGAGAAGCCCTCCCTGATTGAGGCCAATCAACGTCTTAATCTCAAGGATTTGAAGGACGCGGAGCTCGCCCCAGAACAGGGAAAATTCGGCGCAAACTCACTCGCGTTGCAGGCCGGTTTTCAACCGCGACAACTCATCAATCCCGAAATCGAATCCCGATTGAAGGACAGCAAAGTCCGATTCGAGGACGGAACTCTCAAACCCGTTTTCCACTCGACCGTTTTCCAATTTCCCACGAAGGAGATTAGGACCGAAGGATTTCAAGCGCACTTCGGAACCCCAGACCAAGCCGCTGCCCGGTCTATCGGACCTACAGGCAACCGCAACGCTTCGGCTCTGCAATCTGCCACAGGGGCTCGAACCATACCAGCGTTTCTCGACATGAAAAACCCACTACGAGTGGATGATGTTGGAAATTGGGCCAACGCGCAAGATGTCGCGACGGGGCTGGAGAAGGCGGGAGTGTCTCTACCAAAAGAATTGTCGAGCCGAATGATTAACGCGGCCGTCGAGACCGCGCAGGATAAGTTGCCCAGCACACAGAGCAATCAGGATGAGGAGGATTCCTGGGGCCAAGCGAATCAGGCGGTAAACTCTAGGCTGCAAAACCATCTCCGGGGGAAAGGTTACGACGGGATTGTTTACGCAAACCACTACGAGGACTCCGCCCCGAAGCTGAACTATGGCGGCCGTCAAGAAGAACACACATACCGGGGTCAGGAGGAATACAACCCGAGTCTTTACCCGGATAGCTTCATCCCCTTTGACGCAAAGCAGATTCACAACGCCGTTGACACGAAAGTCCAGTATCAACCATCCGCGCCGAAGAACGCGCACGAGCTCACCGACTTCCTTGACAAGTCCAGCCCGGAGGAGTATAAAACGGCGGTGAACAGCTACAAAGGCAAATACGGCGGCGGCCAAACGGGCATGAGCTTCGACACTGGCGCACAGGTTTCCACGGCTGATGAACTCGCCAAGCTCCACACCGCACATCAGAAGTTCCAGCAGATGAGCCGGGACGCGATGGCGCACAAGGATTTCAATACCGCCATGGACATGGCTAGCCGCTCTCAGGCCGCCCGCGAAGCTTACGAAGCCGCAGAGAATGGCCCTTCGGCCGCGTTCATCCGGGACCACTACGACAAGAATTTTCAGGGCAGCCCATTGCATAAGGGGACCTCGCTGAATTCGGAGCATGTGAACTTCATGCCGAAGGGCGACCCGCGCGCGATTCGTGCAGCCGCAGTTCAGGACGCAGACAACGGTAAGATTTTCGAGGGGCCGATGCACTTCTACGCGCATAGCCAAATGATTGCGGCCGGATACAACCACAATGATTTGTTTCGGCACCCCCAGGGGTTCGTCACCAACACGCCGGGAGAATTCTTAGACCGTCAGCAGGCGTTTAAACGGGCAGAAGAGTTGAACCAACTCAAGGGGTATAAAGAGGGGGACCCGGACATCATGCACCCAACGGGAGGGTTAGCTGCCGACAATTTGGGCCTAGTTGCGGAACATACGCAGATGCAGCCTCCAAAAAAAGACAAAGAAATCGAGCTGACGCACTACTCGCACACCCCTGGTATCAAGATTCTAGACCCCGCTTTTCACGGCACCGGTTTATCTGGGGATGAACGCGCGCGCCAGCGGGACTACCCGGAAATTTATCATCCTCGAACTTATTTCGGCACCAAGGACTACAACAAGGAGCCGAACCTGGGGAACGAACAATACCGTGCGATGGTTCAATCCAAAAAGCTGTATCCGTTCCAGGAAGACCCCAAGGACTTATTCCCAGGTCCGCAGCAAGTGGAAGACGCTGGCTACGCCCCGATGGACAGCAAAGCGGCAAACACGCTCTATGAGCACAAAATATCGCAGGCCGGTTACGAGGGATATATCCACCGCGACTCCGCCGTCGCCGCGAAGTTCACGAAGACCCCGGTTGAACAAACCGGCGGCGCTAATTTTCAACCGCCAAAACTACCCGCTCCCGCCCCAGAAGAATTCGCGCACGAGGACACAATCGGCACCGCACTCGCGAAGCCGAATTGGGCAATCCTAACCGGCACTCAGGAAGCCCTGGGACCCGCAACCAACGAAGCCAACGCTGCGAACAACGAGCGGCTCTACCGTGCGCTGGCCAAAGCGGGCCACACTCCGATTGAAGTCTCAGGTTCTTATAAAGGCGTAGACCAGGGACGCAATTTTTTGGTAACTGGGATGTCCCCCGAGGAGGCCCGCGATTGGGGCAAAGAATACAAACAGGATTCGGTGCTGACTCCGCACGGGTTACTCTATTCGGACGGCAGCATTCAACCGCCGGACGCGTCCCTAACGAAAATCGGCAAGGCGGCCGAGAAGGAAGATTTTTACTCCAAAGTAGACAAAGGCCCCGCCTTTTCGATGGGATTCGACAAGCGGGAGATGCCAGCCGCAGGCGAGAGCATGCTCGGCGATTTAGGCGCATCGAAGACGCCACTGTCGAGCAAGCAAGTCGGGGACATGACAAAGAACCAGCTCGCGGCGCATTACCCCGAGTCTGTTATTCCAAAAGCCAAGGATGATGAGATTCATTCCGACATCGTAAACTCGCCCCTGGCAAAAGAAGCCGGTAGCCGAGAGAACGCAGTAAAAGTGTTCGGAAAAAAGCTTGCTGAAATGGGGCGCGCCCTGGAGAAGTCCAGCGGGTATCAATCCGGGCTGAAGTGGTATTCTGAATTCGTGCCGAAGCTGAAAAAGGTCTACGGAAAGCACGCGCAGATGATGGGGGAACTTCTTGCGGCCACGAGTCCAAACAATAACCCAACGACGAATTTTGGATTTGCGAACGACGCAATGGAGGGGTTCATCTCGGGGCGGTTCGACAAACAGCTCAAGAAATTCAAAGAGGGCTGGAACAAAGTTGAAGATGGGTCCTGGAAAAAATGGCTTGATAAAGAGCTAAAAGCTGGGAATGTCAATAATCCTCCGGAGACTCCCTCGGATGCTACCTTCCTGGACCACTGGATTACCAAGCACGACTTGAATCCCAGGCAGAGCAACGGCGCACTCTACTCGATGCACTCGGTCGCGGTGCTGAAAGTTTTGGCAAGGCAATGGCTGGAGCAAACCCCGGGGCCGAAGACTCAAAACTTCGTAAAGAACTTATTGGGCACCGGCCATGAGGCTACAATCGACGTGTGGGCGGACCGGACAATGCGCCGACTCGGCTACGCGGACCACCAAGCGCGGTGGAGAATTCTGCCAAAGAACGGCACCGGAGTTTCGGATGCGGACTTCGCGTTTTCGCAAGAAGCGTTTCGGCATGCGGCCGACGAGTTGGGCGTGAAGCCTGACGCGTTGCAAGGCGGACTGTGGTTCGCTGAAAAACAGAAGTGGGCTGACGAGGGTTGGGGCCGACTGGATTTGGGCGATTATCGAAAAGAGCTCGCCAAGGTGGAGATGTTGAACGCCGGAATTACCCAACGGCTAGCGATTCAAAAAGCCAAAGCAAAAGCGGTGCAAATGGAGCAACCCGATTTGATGTCCCTAGTCACCCCACGACCATGAAAACAAAATCAGCTCCACTAGGCTACGACGAAGCCGCCCAACATGCCGCTAGGACGGCTGCCGCCCCTGGCGACTCCCGCTGGGATACGTTGTGGGCGGAAGTCCACAAGCTCCAGGACACCCGGCAAGCCCGGGATGCCGACTTGGTATCCAAGCGACCAACCCGAGACGACGCGTAACTACTTACCAGAATATGCCAAACCTCGTTTCTGCCGCCGCCCCTCAAGCCCCCGACGTTACCCCGCAAGCTCCAGCGCCCGCACCTGATGCCGATGCTGCCGCTCCTGCTCCCGCTGCGCCCTCCCTGCCGCCCTCGCTGACAAAGATACCAGCGATTCAGGGACTCATGGCCGGTGCGCCCGTTGCCTTTTCGGCCAGGATTTCCGAATTTAAAGATACCCCCGTGGGTAAGGACATCATTAAGCACGCCGAAACATTGAAGGCGGCCGGGTTTGGATTCTACCGCAGTGTGCAGGGAGATTTGGCCGTCCTCTATAACCGCTTTCATGTGCATGGCAGTGATTTGCAACAAGCCGACAAGGCCGGAAAGCTCCAAGTCCTCGCGCCGCCATTTGAGCAGGTTGACCACGCTTTGAGTAAAATGGGCGGAAAGCACATGCTCGGGAAGACCGTTCCCCAAGGATTTGCGGCTCCAAGCCCCCAGGCGGCCCCCCAGGCGGGCGCTCAAGACGCCGGACCTCAGCCACCAGCCCAGGCGACTACGAACGCAGGTGGGGCCAGCGCCGCGCTCCAGAAGCGCCTTATGGCAGCTCGTCTCTCGAATATGGCTCCGGGTGCCCCTACCTCCGGACCGGCTCCCGGCGGCGGCCGGTTACTCCAGTCGATTCTTAAGCCCGTAATTTGACCCTTTTGAGAGATTCTCCTCGACGTAGGTCAACCGTTTTTTTGCTCGGGTTGCCGCAACGTAAGATAAATTTTCCTCTTCACCCCCGCGCTCGGGACGGAAGGTTCGGGCAATAAGGAAAACTCTATCTGCCTCCAGGCCCTTGAATTTATGGACAGAGCTCAGTATAACGCACGGACGTTGAAAGCCTTCCTTGTCCACGAAAATGTCCGCGATGCAAACAAAAATCGACTCGACATTCACGCAGCCCTCGGCCAGCGCGGTCAAACAACCTACTTGGTCCTGAATCATTTCGATTTTCGATTCTGCGTGCGGACCGGCCACTACTCGGGCGGTGAGGCGTTTGCCCCAGGCGTGCGCGCGCTCAATGAAATGCGGCACGGACTTAGCCTTGAGCTTCTTGGCGATACCGGCGAGCTGAGCGCCCACGTCCCGGCCCCGGATGCGCGCCGGGGTGCCCTTACGGAGGAGTGCGAGGCAAACCGGCATCAGCGGAGCGTTTGAGCGGCTAAGCACCGCGTCGCCCACCTGGAGAGCGTCTACGAGGGCAGCCCCGCCGATATGCAGCAACTCCCCCTTCGGGGCGTCCGGGGCGGCCTTGTAATCCGGCACCCACTGCGCGGCGTGCTCCACGACCACCTGAGGGCACCGGCGAGTCACTGTCAGCCCGAGCTCGACCGCGTTCAACTTGACTTTCATCAGGTCCAGGCCATTCTGCGCGGCACCCCGGAAGGCGTAAATCGCCTGCCGGTCGTCTCCTACGACCGCAATCCGGCCGCCCACCCTCACCGAGCGTTGCGCCATTATCAACTGGGGCAGGCTCATATCCTGAGCCTCGTCCACAACCACTAAATCGTAGCACGGGGTCACCCAGTTCATTACCACGGGCAGCCAGACCATATCGTTGCCACTAACGCGATGCTGGGGGTCGCGCACCATTGCCGCCCTCATGGCGCGAATCGCAATCTCCGCCAGGGCGTTGGCAGAAAAATCTTCACTCTCAACCTGGACGTTTCGGGCGTCAGCAAGGTCCAGCATTTCAGCGAGAGTCGGGACGGTCGCGAAGCAGTTTTTCGCAAACCCGACCAGCTTGACCACGGCCGCCAGGACATCCACCGGAGTATTGCGAGGGGCGGAAGCGACCGCGCGGTCCATTTCCACGTCCCCGGCCTTGTCGAACTTAGAGCCGGACCAAACGGAATTGATGCAGCGCAGGCCCCGGGAGTGCAAAGTCATCACATCGACATTGGGGTCGGCGATTTTGGCTTCCGCTTCAAGCTTATTCTCGGTGCCGAAAACGAAATACGCCTTGAGTTTCTCGGGCGCGCGAGAAATTGCATAGACGATGGTGAATGTCTTGCCAGTGCCAGCCCGCGCGCGAACCACGAGGTTGCGCCCGAACTGGCCGGTTGCGAACCACTCCACAATCAAAAGCTGCTCAGCAGAGAGGATGACGCCCTCGGGAAGCGGGGGCGGCACGAAGGAGGAGACCGGGGCAGCCGGGGCGGTATAGGTGGTGTAGAACACGTGCCACTGGCCGCCGAACGGCCGGACTCGAATTCCGGCGGCCTTCAGGGCTTCCTTGTCAGTCTTCCACTCGGCCCAGAACAGCGGGCACCGGCCTACAGCCCGGCGGACGAAGAAGCCATTTTCCATTACGGCTTCAGACCACTCAGCGAGAGATTCGATATTCACGCTCTTAACACGAGACGTAAAACCCATCCCCCGTATCGTGTTTCGACCAGGGGTGGATGAGTAGGGACGAATCCTCGGAATCAAGTCGGACCCTCTCCCCAGACGGCAGCATCAGATTAACAATCATGGAGTGACTGAAAAGGTCCCAACATTGCCGTGTTCGGGATGCCACACAAATGCCTCAGCAGCGCGAAGTCCGTCGTAGCCCTTCATTTTATGCCAAGCATCCGCCGGACAGAGACTAGGAATAATTCGAACCCGAATTCCATTACTTTCACCCACGGGCTGAAAGTGAATCTCCTTCTTATGGTGCCAGTGCCCGAGGTGAATCTCGCGGAACTTCGAAGCGGCCCAAAGCGACGGCACTTCCGTTGCCATAATTAGTGGAAGATTTTTATGGGGTTCGTTGTGCCCGTGGGTATATCCAATCAGACACTTTCCGAAGGCATAATATTTTCGCTGTGTGGGCGAGTTGTTCACAGTGACCCCGGGAGTTTTTGACAACCAGCCTTCGAGGGCGTCCCCGAGGTAGAAAATACGTTCGGTATCATGATTTCCCGAAACCATAACCACGTCCACCGGAGCAATCTCCCGGAGGCGCAGAATTGCGTCCACCATCAGCTTCCGACCGGCGACAAAAGATTTTTGGTAGCGACCGTCTTCATCTTGGGGTGTCCCGGCCGTAGTGGTCTGCGCCGCGTTGTCCACATTGAAAAAATCGTTTCCAACTGGGAACACTATGCGAGAGACCTGAAAACCCTCCGCACGGGCGATGAGGGTTTCGAGAGCTGACCCGAAGGTCTCTTTCGAAATTTTGGCGTCATAGTGTTCGCCGCACTCCGGACCCCAGCAGAGCTTGCCCAGATGCAAGTCAAAAATCGAAATCTCCAACAGATGCCCATCCATTTTCAGCGAGCGGTATTGAAATACCGGCGGTCGCTTCGGGGCTTCTGTGCGAAACTGCTCCAGCATCTCCTTTATAAGGCTCCGCGTCTTGTTTACCAGCATTCGCTTCTTCAGCCACGCCTTGACTTGAAAAAGCGGCTTCGTGTTTGCCTCGCCGTCGCCGTCCACATATCCCATTTCCCACTTGTTTACGAGATACCGCTCGACTTCCCAAACAGCCAAATCAACTTTTGAAAAGGTGAGTAACTCTTCTAAGCTCGTTATCGTGGGACTCACCGACGACGTGAACCCGGTATTCCCGGAGTCCTCGAAAGTTGTTCCCTCTTGCGGAGGGCTTTTTTGCTCAGTCGCGGGCGTCCCTCCCTTGCGTTTCAGGTGCACCCGGACCGCAGTTTCTGAGCGGTCAACTACGTCACCGATTTCCGCCCAGGTTTTGCCTTGCTTACGCAGGATTTGCGCGTGAACCGTCTCCAGGTTTGTCCAATTCGGTGTCGTCATTGTTTTTTTCATGAGTTTGTTCTTTGTTCGGAAAAGGCTTCAGTGTGCGTTTTGATTCAAAATCTTGCTCGCGGCCCTGGCACCATTCAGCTACGTTCTTCGGAATGCCTTGGCGAAAAACGCAGTCAAATTCTTCCAAAGCCCGTTGGGCAGAATCCCCAATACCATAAACGGCAAACTCAAGTCGCTTAACATCCCCCAACACCGCCATCCAGTTTCCGTCTTGAAGCCGGTGAAGGGCCGGATGATAACGAAAATGTGGGCTGGTGACTTCCTCGGCCGCCGCGCGCTGTTTTTCGATTGCATCCATCTGTAGCTTGTGCAGTTCGTCATAGTCCTTCTCTACCTTCGTCTGGAAAGAACTATCCCACCGGGTATCATCCCCGAGAATTTTCTCCATCCGGTCACAGGCCGCCCACAGAGTCTTCTCCAGGGCAATCTGGCCCTCGGTCATTTTGAACGGCGGCGGGTCTTTGGGCGTGCCCCCGTTATCAACATCGAAGAGATTCATCGGGCGAAACTGGTATTGGCTCAGCGCCCCGGCCAAGTTCCCAATGACATGAAGCACGTGGGTAACCTGCGCGGCAGTTTCGACAGTCCGGTTTGAGAGCGCGAGTTGTGGTATTTGCTTCTCTTGATATTTCTTACTCACGATTTTAGTCTAGCAAAGGTTTTCTCAGCCCACAACCACAAAAATAAGGCGTCAACGGCGTCGTCATTCAGCCCTCGGCCCTTCCACTCGGGATACTGACGAAAGAGAGCTGCTTCCATCATAGCCTTGTCCGCCCCTCCGTTTCCTGTCGCGAATTTTTTCAAGGTTCCAACGGGAACACACTCCAGCAAACAGGATTTGCCAAACGCCAACCATACCGTTGTTCTGTAGCTCGACCATAGCTGCACTTGGGAGGTATAAGATGAAAAATTTACATCCTCCCACACGACGGCATCCGGCGCGGGCAACGACTTTAAAAATGCAGCGAACCGATGAATACGCTCGTCGTTTCTTCGGGTTAGTCTTTGCTTTCCCCACGAGGTTATTTCTTTCGCCGTCGCTAACTTCAGGGTGTGCGCTTCCAGGGAGCCGTTCAGATTGTGGGCAACCCCCGTGTCGGTCCCCAGGTCCAGGGCTAGAATTTTCAGTGGCACTCATAGAACAGTCACGTGAAGAGCTGCTTGCGGCGCGTAAGTTCAGTGCGTAGCTTTTTAACGGCGCGCCAGTGAGTCCTCTGAATCGCGGAGCGAGTAACCCCGAGCAGGTCGCCCTGCTCTTGGAAATTCAAACCGGATTCATAAGTCAATGTCAATACCATTTTCTCCTGCTCGCTGCACTTCTGCGCTACTATCGGCTTTACTAATTCCCAGCGGTCCCTGGTAAAAATCCCTTCCATATCGGACTCGATTACGTTCTCCGGGGACACCTGTTCGTAGTCCTGCATAGCCTCCAGGGGGCTGACTATCGCCGGGTCGCGATGCACGTGCGTTCTTTCGCCCACTGGTTTGCATTGCACACCTTTTGCAGGATGCCCAGCCTTCGCTTTATTGTAGTTGCGATAAATCGCTCCTCGAAGCCCCGCTTTGGCGAACGCGAAGAAGCGTTGCCGGGCGGGGTCAAAGCGTTTCGCGTTTCGCATTAGAGCCTCATAGCACACGCTGATAAGCGCGCCCTCGTCCAGGCTCCGGGCCATTCCCCGGGTGTAAAGAAACGCCTCACGCATGTTGCGCATAACCAACTCATTCAAGTCTCCCTCGTTCCCCTTGGCGATGCCCTTCGCCAGAATGGCCTCTAGGCCGCTCCGACAGTTCCTATCGTGAGGCAGCGGCAAGGATTCAAATAGGGCGCTCATGTGGTGGGCGGAAGTTGGAATTTATTAACCTCGTCGCTCGGGGCAGTCGGAGTGGGTGCCGAAGCTTTCGGCATAAAGTTCTTGAAGCGGAACATCCGTAGGTTGTGCTTCTCACTCGTGAAGACAGTAACCTCTAGGCTGTTTTCTTTGAGCATCGCATCCATGCTGCGATTCACGGTATCGACGTTGGCCTTGAGTATGTCTCCGGTCTCAAGCTTCATCATCTGGAGAATCTCGACGGCGGTGCCCTCGAAATGCTCTGCCCCGGGTGTCTCCAGGAAATAGCGGGTCAGGGTTTTAATCAGACACTCCTTGAACCCGGCAGCCCGGCTGGTTTGGTATCCCTGGTCAAGCAAGCTTTGCTCGTGATGAGCTTCGTAACCAAATCGCTCGTCAACCTTAACGTAGTCTGGAACCTTGAAGTGAGTTATGCCCCATTTTAGCAGACACGGAAGCTGAGCCGCGACTATCTTCGCCCAGGTTAGACGGTCAGGAAATTTAAAATTCACGTCTGGGGAGCACTTGAACAGATGGGTCTTGTCCAGGGAATTGTTATCCATTCCGGACAGCGCGCGCGAGGAAATGAAATCCAGGTTAGCAGTGATGATGATGCGGCCGCCCCAGTGAAGCATTGACGACGTGAGAAATTTTTCATTGTAGAGGAAATCGCTGTTGGCCGCGAACTTCTTCAGGAGAGTCATGAACCTCTGTAATGAGGCATCGGTGTTACTAGGCGTCTCATCATCTACGCACCAAACGACGTGTTTAAACAGGTGGGCGTTGAAGGTGCTGTCTTTAATTAGAAAGTCGGATGCGTCAGCGAATCCTCCCACGGAGCCACCGACAAACATTCGGGACAACATGGTTTTTCCTCTTCCCGGCTTTCCGAATAAAAACACATTCTGTCCCGAGAGGGGTTCGAAGTTCAGGCACGCTTTGTATAGATACATCCACCATGCGAACCAGTGCCAAAGCTGCTCGGGCGAACTAAAGAAACCATCGAGGAACCGGGATAGGTCGGGGAATGTCCCTTTCGGCCCCCAGTAATGTTCGTCTCCCTCGGCGGGTTGAATGCACTGGGCGTTGTATATATTAAGCACTCGGTCTCCATTGTAGCGCATTGGTCCCGGCCGGTGAAACGCGAAGGGCAGCGCGGCCTTGACTCGGTTACGTTTCTGAATGTGGTTCAGGGCAACCTTATATTGCGAGGGCGTGCCTCCAGGGCCGGGCTTTATGGAAAGGCGGCACTCCACTTCGAGGTGCGTTGCCAGCTCCGTTGCTTCCATGGGCTGATACGCGTTTCCACTCTCCGGGTCTTCGAACTTCATCCAGAATTTTCTGCTGTCAAAAAATATCCCAGTCGTCGCTGCCGTGATTGACTCGTTTTTAAAATTCTTGCAAAACTCTACCCCCAAAAGAAGGGGAGAATCCCAGGGTGTGAAGGGCTTTCCTGCGTGGGCCGCAAAGGAGAACATGCCGCCGGGCTTCACTAGGGCAGAGTTTGAAGACGTGCTTCCCTCGGCCCAGAATGAAGGTCCCTTGGTATCCACCGAAAAGTCAGAGGGCCAGCTCATGGCTGGATACTTCTTGAGTAGCTCGGCGTAAACTATGTCCAGGGGAATTGTGGTCTCTTCCTTCTCCGGCCAATGGAATTTTTTGGCGGAGTCCACGAGAAAAGATTGAGTCAGCGTATGCGCCACCGGCTTGTGCCCCGTAGCCTTCCACACTCCGCCATTGCAATATAGCCTAGTGGGCGATTTGAACGCGGGCTCGTCCAGTCCCGGGAGTAGGTCCAGACTGAGAAATTTTATCGCCCGCTCATAGAGGAAGGCGCAAAACTCGTAGCTGTCCAGGCGTATAGGCGACGCGAGAATCCACACCAACCGGAGATTTCCCCCCAGGGACCTCTCAGTGTAGGTCGGTTTAATCGGCATCGTCTTAATCACCTCGGCGGCACGCTCATCCGTAATCGGAAGGTCAAAGTCCGCGACGAACGCGTTGACAAACAGCGGGGGATTATTTTCTCGATTAACTCGGAGGTTGGGATTCAGCGGCTCAACCCCCGTATAAAATTGATGCACTGTGCTGACTGACGTGGCCCAATTTTGACGGTCTTCCTTATTCCCACGAATCTGCATCGAAATCTCGGTCTCTATTTTGAAGTCCCAAGGGACGCAGGGAGATAATGAGTTGGAGACGAGATTCGTAACAGCAAAAAACATTGAGCTCATACTATGCGAACCAGCCCCGACCCACAACCTTACTTTTTATAGTGTGCGACCTCTTCGGCTTCCGCTGAAATGGGGCAGCCCGGGAGCCACTCGGGGCAAACGCTCATGGCCGCCTGCACGTCCTTGGCGGTGACAGAAGGGTCCACCTCCAGGATAGCCTCATCATGCGACGAGAATAGGTTGCGCCAGCCTCGGTCCTCCATGGCGACCACGTGGGTAGCAAAGACATCTCGGGCGATTGCTTGGGTGATATTCTCCGTGAGCTTCCCACCGTAGAATTTTTTTCGCTTCCCACCGATGTCGGCCGTGTAGGCTTCCTCGCGCTTCGGTTTGCCAGTCACCGGGTCTTTGACAATAGTAACGGACACCTTGACGTGGCCGTAGGTCATCTTCCTTCCGGAAGGCAATGTCATCACGAAATCCTCCCCGATGCTCCGCCTGAACCCCTCGTCGAGTTGCTTCCACAGATTGGTGATACAGGGATTTTCCGCACGAAACTTTTTGACAATCGCCTTGCTGGTTGTGCCATAGCCGGGCACTTGCTTCTCCACCTTAGTGAACGGATGAACCTCGGTGATAAACTCCGGGTCGTCCTTGCACAAGTCTATTCCGTAGCCCGACGCAATGGTGATAAACTTCTCCCAGCCCGCGCCATACCCCAGGCCCAGAACCTGAACCTTTGTCATCTTATAAGGGTCTTGTTTCTTCTCCGCCTTGGAAAAAGCTCGCCCAGAAAAAGCCTCATAAACTGATAGTCCCTCGCGAATCAGGGCGAGCATCTTGTGGTTCTTACCCAGCCATGCCAGGACGCGAGGTTCAATCGCGGCCAAGTCGCAGACAATCATTTTCTTGCCGGGGCGCGCGATAAAGATTGCTCGGAAGTCGATTGCGTAGCGCACCCAGTCCGGCCACTTTTTATTCTCCTCGCGGTAGTCCGTGGCGTCGTTTATCCGCTTGCCGTCGGTCTCCATAAGTCCCTCCTGGTTGCAGAACAGTGGGACCTTGCGCATGTTTTGGAAGTTGATTTTCTCGGCTCCAGCCCACCGGCCAGTGTGCGCACCGAAATACTTCAAGCCAAAAGGAAGAGTGCCGTCTGAGCGCAATCTTTCCTTGACGGTGCAGAAAGTTTTGTAGAGTTTGTTGATAGCTCTCCAGGCTTCGACTGCCCGAATCCACGGGTTTTTTGGTGCGTGTTGTTCTACCCATAATTCGTAAGCTTCCTCATCGTCCGCCTTCGTAGGCGGGCATGGCAGCCCTGTCTTTCTACACTGTTGAGCAATGCACTTCGTGCTCGTGGGTTTGGTCTTAAAGTCGTCCCACTCTTCCTCTTCGGCGTCACGAATCCATGGGATGATGTTTTCCACCGTGCAGCGCATTTCATGACAAGCCATGATGTAGGTATCCAAAAGATTCCGGTCAACCTGGACGCCCCTCATCCCTTGCGCAATCGTTATGTTCGAGACCTTGCGCTCCATTTCAGGCCACTGACTTGAGAATTTGTCCCACAATAACCAACACAAATGACTATCAACTTTCCCCGCATCCACTACCTGCTTCATCTGCTCCGGTGTGTAATCTCGCGGCCAACTACGACCGTCCGAAGTCTCCCTGTAGCTTTTATCCACCTTAAGGCCGGGGAAAAGGTGCTCTGTAGACTCCTGAAGAGAGCGGCGATTGCAAAGAAACGAGGTAAGGTTCGCCGTGCAGTGGTAGTTTTCAAACTGCATTCTCGGGGCGAGTTTACGATGAACTAGCTCTTCATAGACACTCGCGTCAAAATATTTATTGTGGCTAAGCAGGGTCTGCCCGCTTAAGGCCGACCAGTTAAAATCTCGCGGGTGCCCCGCCCACGTCTGCCCCCCATCGCTTACCGCGATTTGGTAACAATCGAATAATTCGTGTTTACAGTATCCCTCCGCTATATACTGCCGAAGGCCGTATTTGAGTTTCTTGGAATAGAAACATTCATAATCTACGCTAATGGTGCTCATGTAGGAAAATTAAGTCTCGCGAACTCCCCGAAATATTGACTAGCCGCTGCATCGTAGGCTTTTGCCGCCTCTTCCGGAGAAAAAAATTCCCCTAGAAAAAGTTGGCGTCCTTCGACTCTTATTCTTGCACGCCACTTATGTGTGCAGCGGCTTTGTAAACTGACTCCCTTAAATCCGGAGATGTTATTTTTCTGGACAGAACGGTTCCATTGATTTTGGAGAGTAGTGGCCGGGCGGAGATTTTGTCTTCGATTATTCAAACCGTCGCCGTCACGGTGGTCCACGGGCTTTACGCCTAAAATCTGATTGTGCATCCGAATCGAGTGGCTTTTTTCATTTCGACGACCATTCCGAACCGCATACCACAATCCGTGCACATACTTTGCATACCATAGAAATTGGGACAGCGCCGGGTAGTCGGCGCTATCCACTGTGGTTACCTTCCCGAGTGTAAGCGGAATTTCTACCGCGTCCGGGACAGCGTGCAACCCACTGAAGGTTGCTTCTGGGTTTTGTTCTGAATGAGTCGGCATATTGCTCGGTTAAGTTCAGCTTCTACCTTATCACATAATGCCCCAGCTACAACTCGATTCTGTCCAGGCTCCAGAGACGCGTGCAGGGTAGGATATTTATTCCGAAGCTCCCGGACCAGTGCCTCAACATCGGCTTTGACTTCATCCAGGAATTCCTGGCCGACCCTGGTGAATTTTCCGGCCCGATACGCGCGACTACAGGCGAGTGCGTGATTACGAACGGCGGTCTCGTTTAGAAAGCGCCCGGAGGAGATGTCAATATTTTCTTCTTGCATAGGATTACTCGGTTAACCGAAACGAATTTTGCGTGCCCCCGAAGCTCCAGGGCCGCGATTGTGTGAACACTGGCGAACGTATCGCCCAATTCATACCACCGGGGCACCCAATAACCCCCGGGCCGCCGATAGAGCGTCCGGGAGCGCCCCGCGATACGAAAAGCATGCAGCATCGCGGGTGAGAATTTTACCGCGCTAGGCATAGAGCGATAAGCATGATAGTGGCTCCGATGCAGAAAATACCACCGATGATTAGCCAGTTTATGGCCGACTGCACTTCGATTTGCTGCTGAGCAAGGGTTCGGTGCCAGCGAGAAATCCACTCGCGATATTCTTGGTCGTTCACTCCTCGTCTCCCCCTTCCAGCTCGTCCGAGATTTCGAAGTTCATAGGTTTCGAGTTGCATGGGCAGTGGGGCGCGCCGAACTCCAACCACTTCCGGGTAGTCCGGACGGTGTAGCCGCAATCCTTGCACTCGCATTTCACTGCGCGCGTGGTCTGCTTCTTCGTGGGGCGGCCGGAGGGTTTGAGCTCCGCGTGAGGATATTCCCCAATTTTGGCGACAATCGCTTTCGCCTTGGCCAGGAATAATTCGCCGCCATGGGCCCTTGTCAGTTTACCTTCCAGGCCGATGCCCCGGACACACTTGCCGAAAACCTTATTGTGGCCCTCGGGGATGCCTACGATTGCGTGGGCCAGTTCGTGGGCCAGGGTAGGGAGTATGCCGCAGGCGTCGCAGGCTTGCGCGTAACGCGGTGAAATGAATATCTGATGCAGCTTGTCGGACGCCGCTTTCGCATCCCAGCACTCGCCGATTGCAATTTTCTTGTTGCCGAGGCCCCGGGATGAAGGCCAGCCGCAGGATACCCGAACAGCAGGCACTTTGTAGCCCTGCTCGATGAAAAGCGGAGTCAGCTCCGCCGTTGCGTCTATCAGCCACTTCTCGCGATTCGAGTCAGTGGGTATTTTTGTTTTGCTCATAAAACGTAGGTGGTCAGTTCGTAGCGGCCGGAGTCCAGCCGGTAAATCGACACGTGGAAAAATTTCTTGGTGGGCTTGTCGCGGAGCGCGTCCTGGTTTTGCTGTTCGAATGTTCTAATCAGGCTTACAGAATACGCCCTCCCCGTTTAAACGCAAGAACTATTTTCGATTATTTTTATCCGTAATCATACAGAGGGCCGGATAAGTTTCCCTATCCGGCCCCATTAGGTGCGTTATTTGTTATTCCCTCAGTTATCCAGGTCAAACCACGCCACACCGAAAACTATGCGCCAAGAACCGACTTCGCGAAGTTCAGAAACTCCGGAGAATTTTTTTGGTTCGGCACGCAGACTGGAATCCAGCTCTGCACTCCCGCGCCCCACTTCTCCTCCCGCGAAGAAAAAGCGTAGCTCCAGGTCGTGTAGCCTCCGGAGATTGCGCCAGTAAAGGGGTCGGTTTTCTTCTTCAGGCAGCCCATTACCCGAGCCGGGAACAGCACGCGCCTGGCGGCCGCGTTGTAGAGGGACCCTTTGAAGTTCCACATGGCCAGGGCGTAGAATTTGCCTTCCACCTCGAAAGTAAAGTCGGTCTCGTTATCCTTGGCAATTTCCGGCCGCTCAATCGCGAGCATGCAATCCGCCCCGCACTCGAAGCGTTTCATGCCGTCTTTTTCCTTGAGCTTCCATTCGTTGTAGTCCAAGGTGCCCCCACTGTCGCGGACTTCCTTTTCGGTTTTCACAATCGTGCCGCGAACGCCGCCCTCGAATTTCACCTTTTCGTAGTAGAGCGTATCCTTGAAGCCGAGCACGGTCATGATAACCGGAGCAGTAGCGGGACGCTCCAGGGTCTGGGTCTGGGTGTTCACCTTGCCGGGAACGAACAGCTCCACTTGCTTGCTGTAGACGATGGTTCCGTTTTCGAAACTCTCGGTCATACCGCCGAGATTCTGCACGAGGTTGAGCCGGGGCAGAATGATGTCCTTCATTTCCGGCAGCCGGTCACCGAGAAGGAGCCCGGACGAAGTTGCGGGAAGTTGTGATGCAGCCGGAGTAGGAGCGCCCGCACCGACCTGGGAGTCGGTATTTCTGACCACTCCGGCGGGAGTCGCTACGGGGGTTACGGTTGAAGCCACGTCCAACACTGCGTTAGCAGGAGTAGCGGGAGTTTTGTCGCTGAAGTTTACTTCCATATATGTGCTTTTGTGTTTTGTGTTTTTGATTTACTATTTACCAAAGTGTATCAGGATTTTTTCGTCTCACTACCTTTATTTTTTATCCTTCGCCCCCGCCACTCGAAGAAAAGTGAAATTGTCTCCCGGCTTAACGGAACCGGATGACAACAGCTCTTTCTGAAACTGGTCCACCATGGCGGTCTTTTTCCCGCGCGGGGTTTTGTTCGAAATCGTTTCCTCGATGGGCGTCAAGTGGTAGTCTGCTTCCCGAGCCAGTTCCTCGGGAGTGAGATATTTCAGCGCGACCTGTTTGAAGATTTCGAGGTTATCGATTTTCCTTCGGCCGCCGCCTTGAGCCAAGGCGTAGCCCTCCGGCATATCGCACTTGCCCTGTAGCACGCGGTCAAGATTTCTCTGACGAAAACCATCAGCCCAGATTTTCACCACCGATGAAAGCGTCATTGCTAGCGCACTTTGGTGCGCGTCAAGGATGGTGTGCGAGTCTATCGAATCGGGGAATTCCAAAGGCGCGAACTTCTTCGCAATCTTCAGCGCGTTCGTCAGATGTATTGGACACTCCGCGATGTGGCGACAGAAGTTGCAGACCGGAACATACGGCGTCGCCATAGACCAATCGCCCTTTGCCAGCAGTCCCCGCGCCTTCCTGGCGCGGGCCACGACAGTTTGCACCCGCAGGTAGAGCTCCGGAACCATGGCCCTTGTAAAAAGTGCGTCAGTCAGGGAGTCTAAGGGCGGCTGCTTAAAGAAAAATCGAACTGCCCGGAGCCAGGGGTATTTTTTGAACAGGCCCAGCGCATAAGAGATACCCTGTAGGTTTTTGTCTGCATCTTCCACCGGCCACATGCCGAATTTCCAGTCATGAAGTTCACCGTAGAAAAAGGCACGGACGAGAAAAGCGTTGTCCACATATCCGGCCGTAGTCGCTTTGCAGTCGGCGAATTCACAGTCGTCAATCGGTAGGTAGACCTCGGTCAGCTCCTGGACAATATAGTCATCGGAGAGTCCGGCCTTGTTCGTGGGACTGGCCGAGTAAGCTTTGTTTGCCGCCTCCTGCAATTCAGCCCGGCGTTTCTCTCGAAAGTCAATGCACTCGGCGGCCGCGAGCGCGTCCTCGTCCGATATGCTGTTGTTGTCTTCTCCGCTCTCCACTACTCCGTGCGCTAGCGTCCCGGCTATGCTGCGTTCATTCTGCGAGTCCCGGCCCTGGTAGCACGGACATGCTTCTGTGTTCTGGAGCGTGGAGGGTGAAAATGGGTGGTGGCTGCGCTCTGTTGCTGATTCGGTGGGTGTGGTCATATTTTATTTAAAAGGGTGAAAGGTCCAAAAAACTTTTGGGCAGCGGCATTGTAGGCCCTGGCAGCGTCTTCTTCCGTTTGAAAACAGCCGAGGTAATATCGGCGTTTCTGGTGTTGAATTTGTGCCTGAAATGGGCCGTCTTTACGGTGGACGACGCCTTTAAATTTACTTGTGGTCGCGTCCAAGTGCTTCCGTGCGTTGGCCTGATTCTGGGAAGCTGTCGCTACTCGCAGGTTCCCTCGCCGATTTCGCAGGCCGTTAGAATCCCAGTGGTCAACCTCGACGGATGGGTCCGTTATTCCCAAGACCTCTCGGTGGAACATTCGTTTCGTGTATAGTCCCGAAGCGAGTCGGACCTTTCGGACGACATACCGAAGTCTACCTCCAGGCGGTGCCCAGGTAAACCAGTTAAACCGCTCCGCTAGCGGGCGGTCCCTCTCGTCGAAGAGGAAAACATGACCGCCCGCTAGTATCCTATAGGCTCCGCTCATTACCCCGCTACTCTACCCCAGTATCGGGACAAGCTACAACCCTTTTCAGGCCGGATTGAATTTTATAGAGCGCCTGCCGCTCTATCCGGCTAACCATCTGCTGGCTAATCCCCAGCCGCCGGGCCACCTCGGTTTGCGACATTACCTGGGTCAGTTTTGAAGCTAGAGCACCGCCAATCCGGAGCTGCTCTTTGAACCCGAAACTCTTCTGCGAGTTGCTCCGCGGTTTCATGGATTTAGGAGTCGTGGCGCGATGCCCAAGTGAAGACCCCGCTCCACCAGCGTCCGAATCTGCGCGTTGGCCGGCCCGACCTCCTCGCGGAGGTTGCGAATAAACAGCTTTCGGTTTTCATCCGTGATTGACTCGTCGTTTTCGAGGTGGTCAATCCTGGCCTGCGCGGCGCGGGTCAGTGTGAGGAGCTCATGAATCCGGCGCGGGATGCGGCGGATGCGGTTAGCTATTTGATGTTTTTGTATTCCAGTCATTAGTTTTTATGGGGCTTAGGGTGCTGGATGCCCCGTCCAGTTTTGTGTTTACCGAAAATCAATATTTCTTCATCACCCGCTTCTCCGTCGGCGACCAGCCGTGGTCTACCGCGTTCAGCAACCGTTTTTGCGCGGCCGCCTTCTTAGGCGTGGTGGATTTTGATTTTATTCCGTTCGGAGTCCGGACCTGGACTCGTCCCTTACCAACCGATTTTGTAGTTATAGGCATACCCAAAAGTCTACATTAACAACATGAATGTCAACCAAATCCAAATGATATTCCGAAGAATAATCCGGTCAGATACGTGGGTTCTGAGATTTTTCATGAGATTAAACGCAGATTCCTATATTTTTCTCGGTTTTAAGGTTCAAAAAGAATCTCCCTCGCGTGGTCTAAATAGTCCGGGGTATTTAAACACTTCAGACAAGGGTTCAGCCGAGTTCCCGGGACGAGGGTCGGGGGTAGCCACCAGAATATGTGACGAAACTCTACCCCGCAATAACTCCGAATGTATTCAACGGGTTGCCCGGTGCGATAACGAAGTAGCATAGCGCCGAATTCGTTTGTCGCCACATGAACCACCAAGTCCCGTTGGCGGACGCTGATTTGCGCTGGAACTCCGGACTGTTCGCAGAATCGGACTATGAGGGCGGCAAGGAGGAGAGTTGGCTTTGGGTCCTGGCCCTCATAGACGCGCAGCGAGGTGAATTCCCGGTTGGCCCCTGGGAGTATCGGGATTCGCTGTGCGTCCGCCGATAGCCGCGTTGCGCGTTTCAACTCTTTCCCCCGGAGGAAAGAGAGCACGGGCTTGTATCGGCGGACAATAGACGGGTAGGCTTCTTTGGCGTCGCGCACCAGGAAGTGAATCGTCTCACCACAGTCCTTCTCCCAGGCTGCCCGTAGCGCCCGGTGGTAGGCCGCCGTGACGCGGCAGAGGGTATTTGAATGGCTCAGCCGGAGGAGCTGGCCGAACGTGAGATTTGCGATATTCATCTTTTACGCCATAACCAAATTGCGAACGCGACCTCCGCCGCTGCGACGGGGATTAGCATAACTAGAACTAAGCAGTCGAAATAACTCATTCGAAAAACCTTTCCACGAGCGTATTGCGCGCGTCCTGCGAGTTGACCGACAACCAGCGGCGCACAAAGTCGGCCGCCAGCTTGGGGCGGAGGAACACCGTGTTCCTGAACTTCGCGGAGTGCAGGACGATGCCCCGCTTAGAGTCCCCGGACCAGGAGCAGAGCCGGTCAAAGTTATTTTCGGCCTTGACCGCTTTGACGGCGGCCCTACGGTTCATTTCTACGATTTCAGCGAGTGCGAACATAGGATTTTAGTTCAGGTTGAGGAATGTTTCAGCGTCGCCAATCCAGCACGAGCAGCCGGGGGCGTTGTGGGCCGGGTGATTCGAGGGGAGATACGCGTTCTTCAGGAGCCAAGCGCCCTTGTTGCAGAGCTCGTCGTGGCGTTTGACTGCCAGCGCGCGGCGAAGCAGGACTTTCGCCTGCTCCAAAAGTTCGTTTTGTTTATCGTTCATGCCTACACAATATCAAACCCTGGCCCGATGTCAACACTCTACAACCTTTATTTTACGGTTGTAGTTGAGCTTATAGGGAAGTTAAGACGGGCGAATTCTCCGAAATACTTGAGGGCGGCACGGTCATAGGCTCGGGCGGCCTCTTCTTCGGTAGAAAAGAGGCCCAAATGAATTGCGCCCTCGCGCGGTTGTAAGAGTGCCCTCCAGGGATTCAGTTGGCTCCCTGACCGACTTACGCCCTTGAACGCACTGGCACAGAGAGAAAACTTTCTCCGATTGCCTTGGTTTTGCGTCGGAGTTGCCTCCCGCAGGTTCGCGCGTCGATTGTCCAAACCAATTCCGTCAATGTGGTCGGCCCGATTAATCCAGCCCCATCGTTGGGCTAAGTTTTGGTGCATAAGATACTGCCGCTGTCGCCCGTCTTCCAGACGCCGCTGCCGCCCCGCATAAAAATTCCCGTTCGGACGGCGCACAGCAAACCACTCCCATTGAGTTAAATATTCAAAACTATCGTCATCCACGATTGCCACCTGAGATTGAGTAAGGAGGATTGTATTCATGTAAATTTTAGATTGTCGGGAGTTAAGTCGCCGTCTGTCAGAGCATCCAAACAGTTTAATTTTCCGACCAGACTTCGGTGCATTTTCACTTCTACCGTCCCAGCAGCAAAAATCACCCTGTAGTAGGACCGGCTCTTGCCATTTTCTCTTTGGAAGCGTCCAAAGACTTGCTGGAGCGTCACGGCCGAGAAGCAGGGAGAAACCAACCCGACACGAGGAAAAGCCCCGTGTAGGTCGTGCAGAGAGAGGCAGACGCCCCCCGCTTCGGAGTTGACGAGGAGCGACCGGCATACGTTGTCTTGAAATAGGTCAACCGTTTTCTCACGAGTGCGAACCGACTCCGGGCTGCCGTCTATAATCCTGGCCTTCGGCAGTAATTTCTGGAGCTCTTCAATCGTTTGCCGGAAGTTCAGGAATATCGCCACTGAAAAGCCCTTATCCAGGTAATCCTGCGCGAGCTCGGTGAAAATGGGCACTTTCAGCAACTCCACCTCTTGCCGGAGCCGAAGGATTTTTGTCAGCGGATGCTCGGGGTCTTTATCCGCGTCCCGGCACTCGCGCAGGCGGCCCAGGGCCTCGGACATCTGCGAGTAGGCCCCGTTGATTTTCTCCGGGTCGTCAATGTCGTAGAGCTCGGCCTGGATGTCGCGTTCGGGGAAGCCGGGGATGTCTTCGGCGGTGACACGAACGCCGCGTTCGGGAATAATTGAGGCTCGGATTTGCGCCATCGTTTCTTGAAGCTCTGTTTGACCTCCGAAATATTTCCAACCATGCCAGCGAGGGTCGTAGCGGCAGCCAAAAGATTCGGCCCACCGTTTAAACGACGGGGAGCGAAGCTGGACGCCTAGCTTGGCCGGGCCAACCTTGTCCGCGTCTAGATTGTGCAAGTCGAGTAGGTATCCAAGCGCACGGAATTGTATCGGACTATGCGCCAACGTCGCGGAAAGCCCAAGGACTTTATGAGGGCCTCGTTTCGCTCCAATGAGCATGTCCGCATTAAGAGAATCGACGCCATTACATCGGTGTGTTTCATCGAAAATGATGGTTCCGATTGACGGATGAAAACTAAAATGGCCGTAACGCGGAGCCCGGCGCTTGACGACGATGCAGTGTATCCCTCGTGGGTGATGCGGACACGGTTGCGGCTTAATAGGGTCAATCCGGCACTGGCAAATCTCACAGTGCAGAAAAGTAGTCGGTTGAATATTCTCGTTGCTCCATTTTCCGAAAGGAGAACGGCCAGTCCGTAGCATCTCATAACCTATGACACTGATTTTTTCTCCGAGGTATTCCGCTGCGCGTTCCCAGGAGGACCGAGCAATTTTCGGAGCGACCACCAAAGTAGGCAGCCCCAGACTGATTCCGACAGCAGTGCCCACATACGTTTTGCCAGTCCCGGTCCCACTGCAATCGACGGCACTGCCTCGGGTTTGCAGCACGGCCCGCAGGTGCGAGAAGGGCGCGCGTTGGTGTGGTCTAAGTTTTTCATTCAGGTCCGAATTGCTTAGCAAGAGAATCCTCCTGGCACCATTCTGCGTGCTCGTTGGTGATTGTGCCGCAGGTATCACATCTGGCTAGCGCCCCACACTTAGGGCATTCATATCCGTAGACGAATCGCTGAAGTCCAACGCCGATGTCTACTTCCTCGGCGCATTCTTCACAGCCCTCAAGGTTGCATCGGGGACACCTCATGGGACTCCTAAACACACGTGGGGGCCAAAGCAGTTGCACAATGGGCAGGGCTCATCGCGAAAAACGGTGGGTCCGAGAATCTTGGGCACCTTGTCGAGCTCCGGCTCGCGGTTCTCGTCTTTGAATTTATAGGTTCCTGGGGCGCGGTTGGTTTCACCGGGCGACGCGTCGTTGTTGTCGATTGCAGTTTTTTCACTCATAATCAGTAGTCACTCAGTCAAGGTCGTGGAGCACCCCAAAGTAGAACGCGAGCAGGAAGACGAAAAGCGCGAGGTGCCAGAGGTGCATCAGTTTCTAGAAAAGTCCTGGGGTTCGCCCCAGCCAATTCGTTTCGACGCTTCCACGAACGCGTTCACGTCTTTGTGCCTCAGCTCGCGCAGCCGGACCAACCAATACTGACCAGTCTCACCGCACACCCATTGCTCGCCGGGCTTGGCGAACCTAACCACAGCGAGGAGTTGCTCTACTCCTTTGGCGTCGATGGTTGCTTTATTTTCGGGCGTCAGGTCCATATTAGTCCGGCGACTGCGAGCCTCTAAAATCCTCCCGGATTACAAACCACATCAGCACGAGAACGACCACCACGAGACTCCCCACGAAAACGGGAAAGCACTCGTAAGCGACGGCCCCTAACCCCAGTAGCGTTCCCATAACGCAAGAAGCCTTAATTCCAGGTGTAATTTTCATGAGTGTAGTTTTGCAACAGCGCGCATGTGTTCATGAAGGGCCTCGTCGGTCAGGTTCCTCAACTGAGTCCCGTCAAGAGTTTGGTTGGGGGAGCCGGGGTCTTTCAACTTCTCGGCTTCAATTTCCTTCTGAAGCAGGGCCAGCGCGCGCCATGCCATTTTCACCGAATGGCGGACCCCGTCGGTGTCCATAGTGCCGCGTTGGAGAAAATGGCGCATCATCGTGTCCGCTTCGTCTGCTGACTTTCCACGCGCCCAGTGTAAAGGCTGCCCAGGGTTATGCTGTTCGTTCCCGCGGCGGGATAGATTCGCAATGGCACAGATTGCATCTGGGAAGTAGTCCAGGAACCCCGAGGCGACTGGGAACATCTTGCGCTCGTCAGCCTTCAACGGGAGAGTAGTGGCTCGGGTGGGCGCGCCGCCAATGCCCGTCATGGCGTAGGGTGTGCTGGCGCTCATACTAAATCAATCTGGACGCGGTAGTCCTCGGAGTGTGGTAAGTCGGTGAGGTTAAAACTCCCGTCGTGGGTAGGGTGAATGAACTGAAATGGGATGCCGAATCCTCGGGCTATCTCGATTTCCGCAGCCACCCCGGTAGACTCGCGCCAGCCCGGCAACGTGAGAATAACGAACCGGCAGGAGAGTTGGATAAACTCGGTGTCTATCCGCTTCCAGAAATTCCAATCCCCTTTTACCTCGGGGTAGAGCACGTGAATGGGGTGCGAGTGGGTAATCGGACTGAGAATATTCCAGCCGCAAGTATTAATAAGATACCCCGCTGCACGAGTCACTGCCTCGAATCTAAATCGCTGCACGAGCTCAGTGATTCGTTTGTCCGGAGACTTGTAAGAGTAGGGCACCGCGAGATAGGTGAGTGGCGCGGCAACTAATCCGTGAAAAGGTTTCTTCTTCACGCTGTCCGGCTCCGGTAGAGTGAGTTTTACGGGTAGCACGTGCCGGTAGGTTTCAATCCCACCAACTAAGGGAGGACAGGAGTTGTCTATTTCTGGATTGTTCATAGTTTATTCGAAAGCGGAAAAGGTTTCAACCGGTGCCGCATCCAGCGACGTGAGGAATTCCTGGACGGTCCAGACGCGTGTCGAGGGAGGCGCTTCCGGCGCGTTCCAAATCACCGGCAGCCTGTCGCCTTGCCGTTGAGCAGAGACTTTTCGAATCGCGTCCTGGTCCAGCGCGGCCGCCATATGGTCGTCTACGCCCGGTTTCTTCGTCCGTTGCATATACGCCTGGGGCGAGGTCATGACGTGGAAGTGTTGGAAGCCCGCTTCTTTGAGCGCGTTGAACCCGGCCGTGGTCGTCACGTTGGTAATTGCCACGCGGGGGAAATTCACAGACCCGGCGAAAGCAACCAGCAGCTTAATCCAAAATCCTGGTGTGCCGAAGTCCGGCCATTCTTTTGCCACCGACTGAACGAACAACCAGCGCGCGGGAGTCAGCGGCACCTCTTTCGAGATAGTGCCTTCGCCCCAGGCAAACACCGTAGGGAACAGCGTGGAAAAATGTTCGGGCTTGTTCGCGAGAGGGAACACGGCTCGGGCGGCCGCTACTAACGGAGCCGAGGCATCCAGCACCTTTGCCTTGATTTGCTGCGCCAGCCAATCCTTCCCTACCCCAGTGCGGCCGGTGAAGAAAAAGCGAGTGTTCGTCACTGGCGCGGGTTCAGTGGCGAAGGTGGATATGTCCATAGTCGGCGGAGACGCGGACAACACGAGTGGCGCGAGCGGAGCGAGCGGAGCCTCAGTCGCGGCACCGGGGAGTGTATTCTTAACGCTAGGCCCCACCACCGTCTTCGGGGAAGGGGCGGGCGACGTAAATAAAGGGTCGTGGTCGGTGATTGTCGCTCCGTCCGTCCGTTGCGGGCCGCTGTAATCCTTGTCCGGGATTATCTGCGTGGTCGGAGGCAAGTCCTCCCTCTGTGCTGAGGGACTCTGTGCCACCAATGCCGCCAGGGCAGACATCGGGTCCAGGTTTTGAGGTATGTTCAGTGTTTCCATATTTTAATTCCGTATCGGTATCTACAAAATAGTGCGGTGGAACCTGGAGCGGGACCTCATCGGCCTCGCCCTCTATCAGATAGACTTCTATGCAACCGTTCATAATTCATCTTTCACTGTGCCGAGGTTAGCAGTCCCTCGGCATAGTCACAACCTCATTCTACAACCCAAGCAACGGCTGTCACACGCTGAGGTGTTGCATTCCCGGCATAGTCCATCTTTACGCACCAGTCCGCTGCTGCCTTAGTAAAAAAAGGCCCGGAACCGCAGACATACCAAACCCAGATTTTAACCTTTCGCGGCATAGCCACAAAGCTTTCTCCGGAGAGCCTTCGCCACCGAGGGGGTAAGAGAGGACAGGGTTTTGCAAAAGTTCTGGCGGCGTTCTATTTCGTTCTCGATTGCTTCCCACAACGCGTCGAGCCCGGCCACGTGCAGCTCAATAGCGGACATCTGGCGCTCCAGAAGAACGAGAGTTGTTTTCTGCGCCGGAACTCGGGAGTCCAGCACCGTGCCGCGCCGTTGAAAAAGCTTGTAGGCGCGCTGGGCGTTCTCTCGTGTCGCACAAACCCGGTGCAAACGCCGGTCCAGTTTCTCCCAGGTCAGTGACTGGAGACGCACCGAGACTTTCTGCTCTTGGGGAATTGCAACCCGCTTGGACTCGAATACCGTAGCTCGTGCCTCGCGCCAAGTCTTTCGTTCGCTATTGGTTGAGTGTGCCAGGGGCGCACAAAGCATTTCTGTCGCGACTTCCTTGGGCAGGTGGTCTTTATCCACGATTTTGAGTTGTTCGCCCCGGTTCCGTTGGTTGACGAATTCGGCATCCCGTCGATTTTGATTAATGTGATTATTCATTTGTATTAGTTTTGTTTGTGTCTTGTTTGTTTAAAATCTCCACCTCTTTGAAAACTGTCCAGCCCGAGGTGAGTTTGCCGAGATACCATTGCGCGAACCCTTGAACTACCCCTCGGAGAATTCCCTGTTTAAACTCTGCGAAAAGTTCTTGCTTAATCCAATCAGACTCCTCGGCAAGTAAATCGGTTTGGAGCTCGGCGATGAGCGGACCGATGTCTTTGGCTTCCTGTTTCAAGACGCCCTGTTCGCGGAGGTGCTGCACGGCTTTCAACCACCGGGCTTCCGTTCGTAGCTTCTTGGTCAGCTTTTCACCAATCGGACCAAATCCAGCCTCCCCCTTCGGGTGCGCTTTGAACCCCATTTTTTCTTTGAACTTGTCGCTGACTACCTTGGCCGTCATCGGATGCCCGGGGCGCTCGCCGTGGGATTTCGAATAGTTCTTGAGCACGAAGCCCTCGATTTTACAGCCTCCGAGGCTCGACTCAAGGTGTAGTAACGTCGAGGAAAAATCCGCGGTCGGTGCGGGCTGCCCATGCCACAGCCTCGCAACTACCTCCAGGCCCAAAAACATAGCGTGACGTTCCTTCTCCGCCACGTCCAGATATTCCCCGGAGGAGTCGATAACGTCGAACAGCACCAGATTGCCCTTCGGCACCCGGCCGTATGTTAGGACGTTATGCTTCGGCTTGGCAAGGAATTCGCATTGATACGTCCAGCCCTCGCTTAGCACCGCGTCTTTAAAGCAGCGATGCGCGGATTCGACAGCGAGTTTAAACATGCCGGGATTTTCTTGGTCAATCACGGTGGACTTGCTACGGCAAATAAGCGCCATGAGTGCCCCCGTCATGGAATAGGCATCGGGCGCAACATTAAACGAAAATTGGCTGCCGTCGTATTTCTCTTCAACGACGACGGTGCCGTCGAGGATACCGGCGGTGTGCCGTTCGCCCAGGCGATATATTTTTGGTATTGTAGTCATAATCTCAAAGAACCGCTGACACATTATCAGACTCTACCGAAGGTGCAACCCCTATTTCACTGATTTCTACGATTTCAGTTTCGATAATAGGTTGGTTAAGTTCAGCACAGAAATCTACTGCCACCTTTACCAGCCGGTCAAACACGAACGGGGGCACCACGTAACCGCACGGGCCGCCCGAGGATGAAATGATTATTTTCTCCGGACCGTTCCATCCATAAGAGATTTGACCGTGCTTAAACTCCTCGCGCAAGACAGAGATTTCGTAGTAAGTCCCCGAGCATCCGAAAACATTGACTTTCCATTTCATAATATTGGTAATTCATGGACCTGATATAGTGGCGCACCCTCAGTAGGCTCGGGGAGGTTAGCCCACACATGCGCCGGAGCTAAAGACTTCGATTGCACTCCATTCTCATCCAGGCTCGCAGTCCAGCCATAATAGCAGACCCTAATCGCGTAATCAAACTGAGGCGTGAGCTGGCGCGGATTATCAGGCGGCGCAAGTTTAGGCGCGGTTTCCATTGTCAAGGCTCCATAAAAGTCCAATCCTCGCCAAACACAGTCTGCTCAGCTTTGGACGGTTCGCCGTTCTTCTTAAGAATTCGACAAGTCAACCAGGGCTGACAGTCGTCGTCATCGAAGCTGTGATGTTGAAAAGCGACGACTTGTAACACGTTGCGCTTTCCTTTTGTGCGCACTCGGCAACCCACCGTCACCCCGAAGTTACGACGCCAGTGCTCTTCTCGAATACTCCTCAATGAACTTTTCATTGAGGCCCAGCGCGATGAGAGCTCTGCGCTCCGACTCCGTAACCACTGCGCGACTTGCCCGAGATATTCGAGACTGCAACCTTTTAAATCGCTTTTCTCTATATCGCTCGCACTCGTCGATTTCGTCGAGGAGGTAGGGCAGGGCGTGCCGGGCGGCCACCCAGAAGTAATAGAGTCGCCAGCAGTGGATGCAATCGGTTTCTGGTCGAGGAATTTTCCGCAGTAGCACAAATCCGTCCCCGAGAAGGAAGCGGCTGATGGATTTATGTTGTGCGATTTTGTAGTGGTGTTTTTCACATTCGATACAGGTTCGGCCGTTTATTGGCGACCAGCGCAAATCAGCCCGGCGGGATTTGCGTTTGGGTTTTGTCCACATTTAGCGAGGCCCTCTCGGTCATTTCCTGCACGCTCTTCGCCGCGTCTGCGTCACTACATTCACAGCGGCGCATTAACTCAGCAACTGAAATCGACACTCCGTCGTTACCGTGCAGTAGATATTTTTCAGGGTCCGTAAGGGCTTCAACCGTCTGTTGGCCGTGCGAAACCACCCTTACCCGGTCCTGGTAAGCCGATTTGATTTTCGCACGCTGCACCAGAAAAGCGTCAATCCTGCGCTTGTATTCACGGGCCAAATTCTCCCAATGACCGGCTTCGCCTAGTTTACGAAAAGACTTACTGTCCCGTTCCGCCTTCTGAAGTTTAACGAGGTATTTTTGTGTCAGCCGCTGTGATTGGGCCAGCATACGTTCATAGCCATCTGCAAAATCCTCCGCTTTCCACTTCGCTTCGCGTTCTTCCCGATACCACCGCCCGTGAACCAGCGAAAACATATCTGGGCACTGAGTAATCAGCCCCCACATACCGAATGCGCCACACACCGCACCGACCACCATAAGAAAGAAAAGCCCCATCATTGTATCCTCCTAAAATTCTTTTCCCAAAGTTCTTTTGCTATGACTGTTGCCACCTCGGTGACAAACTCCTCGCGCAGCAAAGGCATCTCGCGATGCATTAACTCATGAATCAGTGTATCCAGATAATCTAATGGGCGCAGCCGAGGGTCTACCTCGATTGCGCCACTACTCTGATAGCATACGCCCCAGCCTGGATGCCCCTTACTATAGGGACCTTTCTTGGTCTGGTTGCGCTCGATGACCGGCGGGTAGGTCTTGCTGGTGTTGAGTTTGACTCTCATTTCCTGGCTCTTGGTATGAACTCTCTCACTTCGTCCCAGGTGTAACTGAAGCAGCCAGAGTAGTTACAGCGATACGCGTCGCCTGAACCCCCTACCCGGACCACCGTTTTCAGTCGGCGGCACAGGGGACACGTCACCCGCAACGGATTTACTGAGGTCACGGCACTCACAGCATTCTTCGACGGCGGTGCATCCACAATTTGAACTCCGTCCAGAATCAGGTCCGCCAGTGACGCCCGTATCCGAATCTCCGGCCGGTGTTGATTTGCCTCGCAGGTCAATCCCGTCGCTAGCAGCTCCGCTTCGCTGTAGGGGGGATGGTCGTTGTATTCCGCCATCACCCTCTCGTTCTGTTTCGCACGCTCTAAAGCTGTTCGCTGGAGCGACTGGACTACCATAGCTCTTGCGGCTGCGATTGTTTCCACTGGGTTCGAAGCCAGTGGCAGGTGTGCCAAAGTTGATTTCGTCATAGTTGTGTCTCCATCCCGGCGACCGTTCTTTGTCGCCTTTTCCTGCGCAGTGATTTAGTTCATTCATAAGAAAAAACGTGCTGGCCTACTTTCTTTTGCCCGGACCAACGCGGGAGTTCTGGCCTATTTTATAAACACCGGACCAGCGCGGCACAGCGAGTTAGCTTCAGGCCGTCTTGGCAACCTCTTCAGTGGCCTGCGCGCGGTTGGCGGCATTCTGGTAATCAATGCGGGTCAGCGCGCGCTGAAGCAGGGCAGTGAAGCCGGTAATCAGCGGCGTGTATTCCTGATTGATTGCGACCCAGCAGCCGAAAAACTCTTCAGCATGCGCCAGCAAGGCACCGTGCAGAAAATTAATTAGGCCCGCCTTCTCCGCATCATCGCGAGGGTTGGATATTGCATTTGCGTTGAGCTGCTTCAGCTTCGCATAGGCACCGATGATTTGCTGCGCTTCCGCAGGAGTCAGTGAGGTGCGCGGTGCAACAGCGGGGTTGGGTTCGCCGGTGGGTGTGGTGGGTTGTCCATTAACATTTACGATGCTCATGTATTAGTTTGTGTTGTTTTGTTTAACTATGCGTTGAATCTATCATGGTGCGTCAGGCACCACAACCTCTAAGTGAAAGAAAAACTGGGTGCCGTCGTGTCCCCGGGCGAGTGTGGTTTTAACTGGAAAAATATCCATTCCCAAACACCACACTAGAATTTTCTCCAGGTCCCACTTCGATGGAAATATCCAGGTCATGATACCTCATCCCCGGCGATGGTGTCGGAGATACGTTTAAACGTGTCGGCACAGTCCGGTATGGCGTTGATTGCGTTTTGGAGATTGGCAAATCTTTGAGTCGTCTCCTGATACCTAGACTCCTCCTCCCGGCAGGCACGGCTCATATCTTCCTGCTGTTGCGTGCCCATGTCTGCTAACCGGGTGAGTAGTTGAGTGAGTTGTTGTTCGAGTTGGCTAATGTGCTTGTTCATGCCCAGCAGCTCACCGCGTATCGTGAGAAAACCCTGGCGTTGCTCGTCGAGTAGCTGCTCCAGGGCGTCCCGAATCGATTCGTTAGTGCCCTTCCCTACCGCTTTCAACGCAACCTGCTCCGACAGCTCCTCCGCCGAAGGAAGGAGCTTCAGACTAATCAGGATGTTCTCGTAATCCTCCAGCAGCCCGCGATGGACTGGCTCCTCCCCCATATCTCGGGAGGCTTGGTCCAGTGAAAAATTGAACCGAGTGGGGAGTGCGCCGCCACGCTTGCGATACTTCCAAAAGAAAAGCAGCGCCATGTCCGCAATCCGAAGCGCATTTAGGTAGTCCTTTTGCGGGAGTTGGCCCACGGTGATTTGTTGGCCGCATACCAGGACACGGACCAACAGCTTAGGGTGCTTCGAGTCGGGCCGCAGGAGACTCACGTTGCACCACTCGGCGGTCTGGAGTGCGAGGAGGGCGGCACGCGCTTCGCTGTCCGCGTGAAGCTTTGTCATGAAGCCCGTGGTGTTAATTAGCTCCTGGTGCGCCCGGAGCTGAGGGTATTTTGGTTTGTTCATGCCGCCACCATACCAGCCTCTACCACGAACTACAACCTCATTTCATTAAGTCATTACATTAGGTCGTCGGCATGCCTACAGGCCCCCCCAGCAGCCTCCTACTGTTTTACATCGCCCCACTACATCTTTTCTGTATATAATTTTTCATAGCATAACTATGTAAGACCTATGTAAAACAGTAGAAGGATGCTGGGGGGGTTTGTAGGCATGCCAACGACCTATTGCAATGGATTAATAATACAGTTGATTAGTAGTTGGTTGACGCCCAGCCTCGGGTCAGCGACACCTTTTCGTGAACAAGCCTTCCGATGTCGCCAAACGCCTATTCGCGGGCTCCCCTCCAGGGATACGCAAGTTGGCCACCCAGTCTCGTAAAGAGCGCAGGGAGACAGCGCGGAAGGAGTTTAAACGCACCCAGCAGGAGATTGGTGCTTGGCAACAACAGAAGCCCCGAACATGAGCAACCAGACCATCGAAGTAACTCGGCGCGATTTGCGCCTACTATGCACTGCGATTGAAAGTCGCAAAGACCGCATCGCCCCATCGGAGTTCCGCATAGTGGAGAACCTGAAGATTCTCGGCGCGCAGGACCACACTGGAACCGTGTTCATTCCCACTCCCCTCTACGACATTTTTCTAAGCTTATGAGTAAACTAACAGGAATGGACCGCTGCCCCAGGTGCGGCCACAAATCAGTTGATTGGGACAATCGCATGTGCGCACGCATTGAATGCCGCGCGCCATTGCTGCGCCAGGGCGATAGCGCAATCAAGCTGGACCCCGAGCAACCTTGGTATATGTGGATTGTGCGCGGTGCCAATGGGCGAACCGGCTGGTTCCGCAAGCCCTTCGTGACTCAATTCAAAAACTGGTGACGTATGGTCGGTGAATCAGATTTGCAGACTCTACGAATGAAGGACGCTCAGCGCCGGGCCGAGGAGGCATTACGTGAATGCAACCGTGACGTGCCCGTGGCGCGCGGCTACACCGAGGTGCCATTTGACCGAGAGCAGGCTTTTCTACTTTACGCATCCTTCAGTGGCGACATCACACGCACTGCACACGCCCTCGGCACCTCGGCCGAGGTGGTGATAAAGATTGTCGAGGAGGGCGACTGGCATACTCGGCTCAAGGCTGTGCTGTTGCTTCGTGGGTGTGGCCGCCCCGGTGACGTAGAGCGCAGTATAAATCGAAGCGTGAATTTTGCCCAGGCCCATCGAGCCCGGCTTTTCCTTGAGCGCCTTATCACCAAGATATACCGGCTGACTGATGATGAGCTTCAGGAGTATTGCTTCATGACCGAGACCAAGACTCGTAAGGACAAGGTGACTGGCGAGGTTGAGGAGACAACCGAGAAGAAGATTTCAACCCGGCCGTTCGCAGACCTTGCGAGCGCAATCGAGAAGATACACAACCTCACCTATGTCGCCCTGGCGGACAGCGCCGCAGAGCGTAAGGGCAGAGCAGAGCGTGAGGCATCGGAGGACACCACACCCACCTTGGACATCCATGCGGCTATCAGCGCAGCGGTAGCGGCCGCCCAAGGCGACGGCGGGCCTCGTGCTCAACTCTTCGAGGGCCAGCTTGAGCAGGTCAAGAACCTTGCGGCCGAGCACGAGATAATCAAGGACCAGAAGCTGGCCGGGACTCGTGACGACCTGACTATTCACCCACTCCACCCACTAGCAACATGATTAGACCAATGACAGTTTATGGGCTCGTTGCATCTGACGCTCCCACGTGCATTCGATACGTAGGCATGACGGGGCTCCCCTTCAATACACGAGCTCGACTACATCAGGTGTGTCCCACCAACCCCAAGATGAGGGCGTGGTTCGGCGCAGTGAAATCGAGACGAGCAAAGGTCGGCGCGGTGACATTGGGCCGCTACTCTAATCTGGCCGGGGCAGCGCGCGGGGAGCGTTGCTGGTTTGACCTTCTCTCGTGGTATTCGGAGCTGCTTAATGGTGTGGTCCCGGGCACCAACCAGCGACTGGCAGCGTAAGCGAGTCCGAACCGAAAGTGTCCCGTGTTTGGACAGTGTGCTCGGCCTCCGCTCTATTGTAGGGCCTATACCACTACAGGTTGTGGTGTGACAAGGCTCACCACCATTAGGCCAGTGCGCCTTTCTTTAGAAAGATTTCCAATACCCCCGACCCGCACCTGGAGCCGCGCAGGGCGGCTAGCCGCGGCCGGTCGGCGGCACGAGGTGCCCCGGCCCTCCCAAAATCGGCCGGGGGTGTCGGGGGGTTTTTCGTGGCACGATTCTCGCTTAGTGGCTCAAACGAGAGATGAAAAAACTGGTATCGAAAAAAAAAGGTTGTGGCCCCGGCCGCCCCGTGCTAAGGTTTGCGCCATGAGCAATACTCCTCCGACACCGATTGAGCAGTCCCAGGCGGACTACGACCATTTCTATGCGCACCCTATGCTGACCATGGAGTCGGCGGCTCTACTCGCCAACGCAACCGCCCTGAACCGGCAGACGGCCCTCCGCGCGGAGGCCTGGGAGAAACCTCCCGTGACCGTCCCGATTCACCCGGACCTGGACGAGCTGTCCCAGGAGCTCCTAACGACCCGGACTTACCTCGCCCGGTTGTGCAGCTTGGTTGACCACAACAGCAGCGCCCTCACCGCCGAAGTTCGAGACCTACTTTTCGAAATCAAAACAAACCTGTAAAATATGAGCAACCAAATCTCCTCTGGATTAGACCCGCGCATAGTCTCCGCCTACGACGCCTCAATAACCCTCAGTGGCACCCCCGAGTGCCGCGCGCGGCTCGTGCAGGCCCACGTGCAGCTCATCACTTCCGGGGCGGTCGAGTTGGAGAAGCAAATCCAGTCTCTTCAGATGGAGGTAGTCCATTTGAGGGATGAGGTCCAGAAGTGGAAGGGCTACACCGGTAAGCTCCAGCTTTTTCTCATCGCCATAGAGCGGCACATTCTCGGCCGGGACTCGTTTGCTATTCGGGACTTCAATCACGTGAACTTCGCCGCCGATACGAAAAAAATTCTCGAAGAAACTTCGAAATAACGGTTGTGGTTTTTCGGGGTTGTGGTAACGTATGGATAGTTCTTTGTCAATCGCGGGGTAGCTCAGAGAAAGAGCACCGGGGTGTATTCCCCGGAGGTCGGAGGTTCAATTCCTTCTCCCGCGACCAATTTTAAATTGCGGGGTGGAGCAGCCTGATAGCTCGTCGCGCTCATAACGCGAAGGTCGGTGGTTTAAATCCACCTCCCGCAACCAATTTGGGCGGTCGTCTAACAATGTAGGACACCGGTCTTGACCGGAAAAGTAGGATTCTAAACCTGCCCGCCCGCCAATCTAATCGCCGGGACTTTCCTCCCTTAAGTGGAGAGAATATGCGATACCGCTCCAAGGCCCGGCAACCTGGAGCGCGCCACTCGAAGGCGTAGTTGACTGGAGCCGAAACGTAGAAGTTCGAGGACCGGCCGTCAGGGGCACGATACGCTCCACCAATTTCCCCGTGCGGGGATGGAGTCACAAAAGCAGTGTGGCGCGAGTCGCACGCATACAAAACTCCGGCGGCCCTTATTGGCCGGAAACGCGGCGGAAGTCTCCCTCGAAAGGGGCACAGGAAACCGCTGCGACAATTTAAGGCTAGCTGGAGCCTAAAACCGAGCCCGGCGTGTTTCAATTCTACTGAGCTCTGTCGCCGGTTTCAAGCAATCAGAGCCTGTGATTTTTCGGTTTGTTCTTTGTCAATTTGGGCGTGAACTGGTTTCGACTTTGTCGGAGCCGTAGATAGCGCATGCACAGGATGTCTCGTTGGCCTGTTTAAACACCGAGGCAAAACATAAATGCTAAAAACTCCGTAATGGAAGTGATTGACGCAGGTATGCAGTTGTTCGATATGTGTGCTCGGCCGGTCCGTGTCGCTGTTACCAACGGCGCGCGGGCAGTGAAGCAAAGCATCCGAGTCCAGTCTGGATTCGTTTCAGTGCCGTCAATGGCCTGATGGTGGAGGTAGGTAGTTCGGTAAGCATGTAAATCGTTTTCGAAAGCAGCGACAAAACACGCGAGTTCGAATCTCGCCACGTCCACCATTTCCCCGGGGCTGCAATCCTGGGGAGTATCGTGAGGGAAGTAATACGAGGGCCACCTACCCGGGAAAGGTAAGGTTCGTTAAAAGTCCTTCACAGCACCGGAGTAAAGGCCATAGAGAAACGAAGCACGTGAACTTCGGTCTCGGGCTCACACGAACAGCCTATTCGACTCGTCACCTTCTCCGGTCAATTTTTTGGTCCGATAGTGTAAGAGCCTCTAAGCACAGCCAGGTGTTAACCCGGATTGGAGGGGCATTGCTCAAGCCTCACGGACCGCCAATTTTATGGCCGACTAGTTTAATGGGATAGAGAACGCACGCGCAGGGAATAGACCACAAGTGTCCGGAGTTATATACCCGGCCGCCGGGAACCGTTTGGATGAAATCCGAATTCGCGTGAATGCCAGTTCGACTCCGGCTCGGCCACCAATTTTATGACACCACAAGTTTTCACCGTCGTCGCGGGCGCGCTCATCTACCTCGCGGCAAAAACAGTTTACTACGTTGCCGTCATCGCCGCGGGAATCGTGGTTGCCCGATTCTGCAAGTGGGGTGACTCCTAGGTAGTGATGGCCTCAACTAAACACGAGGTGATTGAGACAATCACCCAGAAAGAATATTTCGAGCGGATTATCGAGGAACAGCAAAAAGCCCTCCGCCTCGCGGCTATTCCCGTGGACACCAAGCTCGACTATCTCACGGTGCGGGTTGACAAAATCGAAAAGACCCAGGCCCGGGCCGTAGGTATGGCGCTGGTCGGCGGCGCGCTAACGGGCGGGATAATCGGACACTTCTGGAAATAAATATGACTCTCTCGACTGCTGATTTAAATGGACTCAAGAAAGCGGCCAACCGAATGATTCAGGGCTCCGCCCTGGAGCTGCCCTTCGACGCCGACGTCGCGCAGATTCTCGGCCGCCACGCAACCGCTATCGGGTTCACCGACGGCGTTGGCACATTCGAGCAGGCTGTGAAACTCCGGCCCGTCTCCACGATGATTCTTTTCGTCGCCTTCGTTGGCGGCTCTGGCGCTGCGCTGCCACGGCCGTAAAAATAGCAGGTTGCCAGTTTTCTTTTCGCGAGTGACCTATAGACGTAAACTCAATACGGTAGTCACTTAGATAAAATTATGGCACTTGTTCTCTCGGCATCGGACTCGGCACGCATCCAGTGGGTTATCGACAACCTCATCACCGGAAGCGCGGGTAAATTCATCGACAGCACCTCAATCGAACAGCTCGCTCTCGTCTTCGGGCAGGAATGCGGTTTTCGATGTGGTTGCCCAGGCACTTTTCAAGAAGGCATGCGGGATACACCCTTCGCTACGCTTTTAACGGCGATGCTCTGCAAGAACATCACCCCAGCCCCTAACCCCATTGTTCCCGTCGTCCAGCTTCCGTGCGTGGACCTGTTGACCGCGAAGACCTATGCGATTTTGGCCAACACCGCAGTCACGAATACCGGCGCTTCGGTAATCAACGGGGACCTCGGCATCTCTGCGGGTAGCGCAGTGACCGGTTTCGATGTAATCGACGCAGGCCCGGGCCACGTGAACGGGGCTTACCATATCACCGACGCGGCGGCTGCACAGGCCAAGCTCGACTTGACGGCCGCGTATCTCCTCGCCCAGGGGCTCACCCCCTCGACTCTCATCGCCGCCGACATCGCGGGAATGACCATCACTCCTGGAAACTACTTCGCTTCTTCAAGCTTGCAGGCCAGCACCAGTGTCACGTTCGACGGTCAGAACAACCCGGCCGCGTGTTTCGTGTTCCAGATTGAATCGAGTTGGGAACTGATGAGCGGCGCGTCTATCAACCTGATTAACGGTGCCCTGGCGTCCCGTATTTTCTTCAAGGTCGGCAGCTCCGCGACCCTAGACACTACGTCGTCAATGCAAGGAAATATCCTGGCGCTCACTTCTATCTCTGTGCTGACCGGCGCGCAGGTTCATGGCCGGTTGCTCGCGCGCAACGGCGCGGTGACATTACAAAGTAACACAATTTCCATTCCTGCATGACAAAGAAATGCTCCAGGTGCGAGGTTGAAAAGTCCCTGGATGCGTTTTACAAACGTCCTGACCGCGCTAGGTGCAAAGAGTGTGAAGCGGAGATTCAACTCTTGAGCCATAGGGCGGACCCCAAAAAAGTAAACGCTAGAAATAAATCCTGGCGGGATAGGAACCCCACGGCGGTTCGGGCCATGAACTTGAGGAGTCATTTTGGGATTTCTTTGGAGAAGTATGAGGCCCTGTTGTCGGCACAGAACGGAGTGTGTGCCATTTGCGGGAGCCTCGACACGAGTGGGAAGCCGTTGGCCGTTGACCGCGTTCACGGCTCCAATCCCACAATCATTCGTGGGTTGCTATGCCAGCAGTGTAATACAGCGATTGGGAGTTTACGGGATTCCCCCAGTAACTGCGCGGCCGCCGAAGCATATATTCTGAAGTTTCATCCTAAACATTAGGACAACTACAATCGTAAATTGGGACTCGCTTTCTCTCTGTCCGGGTGTAATCTATTGGCATGAAAAGAAAAGACGACGAAACATTTCCCCACCGGCTCGCCCGGCTGAAGCGCGAAGTGGCTCAGGAGAAGAAGCTCTGCCCCACGTGCGACCGGCCGATTGACCCCGGTAAAGATTGTCCGGACTGCACAATCAGCGACGAAAAGACCGTAAAACTACTTTGGGAATATTATTGATATGAAACGAGCAATCGCATACATCCGCGTGTCCGGCCTCGGGCAGGCGGACAAGGACGGCGAATCCCGTCAATCAGAATCCATCCGCACCTTTTGCGTCACCAACGGGCTCCAGTATTGGGAGCAGCGGTTCGAGGTAATCTCGGGCACCGTCGAAGGGCTCGACAGGCCAGTCTTTTCGGAGGTGCTGGAGTTGATTGCCAGTCAAGAAGATGCCCCGAACGTGGAGCACCTGGAGGCTCTTCAGAAAACCGACCGGCCGTGTATCGTGGTGGAGCGGATGGACCGATTTGCCCGCGATTTGATGGTCCAGGAACTCCTATTGCGCGAGTGTCGCGAGAGGGGTATCGAGGTTTACGCGGCCGACCAGCCGTTTATCGACATCGCCTCAGACCTGGGCGACCCTACCCGGAAGCTTTTTCGTCAGATTCTTGGGGCGCTCGCGGAGTGGGAAAAATCGGCCCTGGTGCTGAAACTCCGCAAGGCCCGCGACCGCAAGCGCGCGGAGACCGGCCGGTGCGAGGGGGTCCTTCCCTACCACCTCACGGCGGAGGGTATGGCGGTTATCAAGCGGATTGAAGCGGGCCGCGAATCAGGTGTAAGCGTTCCGGGGATTGCCCGGCGTTTAAACGAGTCGGGATTAACAACGCGAAACGGGAAGGGATGGACTAAGCGAGCCGTCCTTCGCGTTTGGCAAAAATGGAAAGGTGTTAGAACATGAGAGGCAATTTAGGAAAGCAGACCACGTATGCCGTTGAGGCGGCCGCGCAGACTCACAAAGAGGCGTGCGAGCTCCGGCTGGCGCGGATTACCAACGGCGCGGAGCCGTCGCAGAAAAACGGGCACGAGGTTAGGCTCGTCATTACCGGACCCGGTAACGCCTGCCAGTGGCAGAGCACCTCGGGCCGCAAGACCCAGATTTTTCGGGGTCCGGCGGGTGCCAACGATTGGCGCAGGACTCATCCGGCTTGGGACTAATTATGGGAAACAAAACAAAAGAGCAGGTTAAGAGAGGGGACATGACGATTGCCATTGCCCTGAATCTGGTTGACCCAGGTTCGAAAACATACGGCTGGCTGGTTCGCAGGAGCGCAAGGCTCGGGCGGACGAAGTAGCCTAGTAAGCAACAAGTCGCGTGCTGCTGGTGACTCTTCCATGAGTGGCCAGCAGCACATTTTTTAAACTCGACGTAGGCGCACCCTTCACTTTGCCGGGCTTCCCGGCTAAGGAGGACGGCACTGCCGTAAACTACACCAAACTAGACGCCGTTCGCGCGAAAGATGAATTCGGCCGGGTGTGGAGCTTTTCGCCAGCCCTCGCCATTGGAGCCCAGGGCACCCAAGGACAGTCTCCAGCCGTTCCCGCTAGCACCGGAGGGGGAACCGGCACCGGCTCCGGCACCGGCTCCAGCACAGGCCCCCGAGGAGAGACGGGCGGGACGGGGGCATCCGGAGCAACCGGAGCAACCGGAGCAACCGGAGCAACCGGAGCAACCGGAGCAACCGGAGCAACGGGTCCCGGGGTAATCCCCGGAGGCCAAGCCGGGCAAGTGTTGTCGAAAATAGACGCGACAAACTTCAACACCCAGTGGTTGACTCTCCTTCCCCGGACGGGACCGCTTCAGAGAACTATTCCGGCATCAGTCGGAGACTATATCGAGCTCGGAAATTTTAACCGCTCAAATGGGAGCCACGCTTTGCGAATCTCCGTCTCCGTGTCTGACCCCGGGTATAGTGCTGCAAAGGAGTATCTCGTCATAGCTGACTACAATGCTACGGCGGGGTTTTGGCAAATCCTAGAACCTATTGCCGACACGGGACCTTTCGCCGGGTCAGATTTTGCAGTGGATATTAGAGTATCGAACACACAAGCCTTTCTTCGTATTCGAACAGTATCGGCTGGCGGCGCTGGCGGAATGGCCAACGTAATTTTGGAGGATGTGAGTTATCTGGCCGGTGGTGTTGAGGATTTATTTACCGTGCAAACGGGAACAGGGACGGCGAGCCCCATACCCTCCGTGACTTACAATCCTGGTCCGTTAGTTCCTCCCGGAGGAACTACGGGACAAGTTCTTGCAAAGACAGACGGTGTAAATTTTCACACTCAGTGGAATACACCCGCCGCCGCACCCACCGTATATTTACTGTTCCGCGTGCTACCTGCCGCAGTGAACGACTTCATAGAAATCGGGAACCTTTTCCGAACCCACGGGGCACATAACTTCCGCCTGTCCGTAACGGTTTCCGACTCGGGCTACAGCCTTTCTAAGACCTTCATCGTAACCACGGCATACCACGTCGTTCCGACCGCTTGGCTGATTCTCACCCCAACATCCGACACGGGAAGCTTCTTTGGAAGTAATTTTGGTGTAGATATTCTAATCAACACAGCCACCACCTACCTGCGGTTACGCACCACGGCAGGCACAACCGCCAACGCCTACGTTGTGATTGAGGATGTCAGCTACCTAGCGGACGGCGGAGACCTCTTTACACCAACCTCCGCGACAGGAACCGCCTCGCCGGTCCCCAGCGTGCCCTACCCCTAAAATGGCCCAGCATGACACTTTTCTCCTGGTGCCGATAGGGAAGCAATTCACGGTTGCCGACTGGCACGCGAACGCGGACGGAACTTCCATAATCCTGACCAAACTCACCTCGGACACCGCCAGCGACAGCACCGGCCGAGTGTGGAACTTCTTAGCCAGTCAAGGACTTAGGTGCTTCGAGCGGTGATGCGCAACGCGGCGGAGTAGAGGGGTAACTGCTTAGTGTTAATGAACGTGTTCACCCACTACAGCGAGCCGCATGCGAAAAATCTTCGCCTGTGGATGCGTAGCTGGCAACAGAATGGCTACTGCCCGCAGCTAATATCCCGCCGAGAACTAGAATCCGCGACTATCAAGAAAGTCATCCGCCAGCGCGGGGGCGGGATTCTGGTCCGACCGGGCGCGTTCAACCTCGGGCACAAGCGAGGAAAGCCAGTGTGCAAATCGTTCGGCGCTTGCGGATGGGAGACTGCCAAGGTCGTTATTTTTTCTCCGTCCATTGCGGAGGACCTTATTTTGGAGTGTTTAAACAATGCTCCGTGACCCTTCACTAAAGCCCATCGCCGTCAGCGTCGCGGCGAAGCTGCACAAGCGGCTTCACTACGACGCGGCCCAGGAGGTTGCCGACTTCTGTAAAATCTCCGTGAAGTTCAGCGCCAAGACCGCACCCGAAAAATATGAACCGCTACTCCAGAATTTCCTCCATACCTTGCTCGAAAGAGGAGGAATGGCCGAAGCAGCCCAGATGCTTTGGACGCCCAACCAATTCACCTCCGAGCCCCAGTCAGTTCAAGACGTTTGGGGACTGTTCGATACCTCCGATATGGGACTCATCATGGGAGCAGCCAAAATGGGAAAGTCTTTTTCCATGGGAGCTCGCCTTTTCCTGGAGTGGATTCGAGACCCCGAATGGACTTCCATCCGAGTCCTAGGCCCAAGTGAAAACCACTTAGAGCAAAACTTATTCTCTCACATAGTAGCATTACACTCTCATGCAACTCTACCCATGCCCGGCTCTATTGGGGACCTGTTTATCGGTCTTGACCGTCGCGACCAGCTTTCATCTATTAGAGGGGTTGTTATCCCCAAAGGAACCTCGAAGAAAGCGGGCAAACTTCAGGGTTCACACCGTAGGCCGCGACCCAACCCCCATCCTCTCTTCGGCCCTCTGTCCCGGATGTTCCTTTTCATTGACGAAATCGAGAACGTCCCCAATGGTGTTTGGCTCGACGTTGATAACGTGCTCTCAGAAATCGAAGAGCAGCGAGTCGGACAATCAGACTTGGCGAACTCCGGATTTAAAATCTTCGGAGCTTATAACCCCACGAATGCCTCTGACGAAGTTGCAAAGCGAGCTGAGCCTCCATTTGGATACGCCGACCTTGATGAGGATAAACACTTTCGTTGGAAGTCCAAGCGCGGATGGGACGTATTACGAATCGACGGTGAACGGTGCGAAAACGTGCTGGCCAAACGAATCATTTTCCCCGGACTACAAACCTGTGCCGGTCTAGAGAAGATTGCACAGAACGCTGGCGGGCGAACCGCCTCGGGCTATCGGACGATGGGGCGCGGGATGTATCCCAGCCAGGGCCTGGACGCTACCGTCATTCCGCCCGGGATGTTGGCGAAGTGGGTTGGTGAGTTTATTTGGACCGGCGAGCCGATTTCTGTCGGAGCGACGGACCTCGCGCTAGAGGGGGGCGACCCGGCGATTTATACCCTGGGCGCTTTCGGCCTTGCGAGTGGGATTAAGTGGCCGCCCAGCCTGGACCACCCCAAGGGACATACGGTCATGTTCAAGGACCGGAATGGCGCTGTGACTCCCCGGTGGGGGCTTCAGGCGCTGAAGCAATTCGCATTACAGCCTGGGGAGACTGTAAGCATGAAAAACAGCGTCCTTGTTGTAAATCGTAAAGCCGGGGTGCGCGGGGAATACTACGCCTGCGACCGAACCGGGCACGGGGCCGGAGTAGCCGATTTACTTCGCTACGAATGGAGTCAGTCGATTCATGACGTGAACTATTCGGAGGGCTCAGGCGAAGAGAAGATAATGCTGGAGGATAGCAAGAATTGTCATGACGCCTTTGAACGAATGTTTTCCGTGCTCTGGTTCGCAACGCGCGCCTGGGGCGAATTCAACTATCTCTTGCTGCACCCGTCAATGGATATGTCGAAGTTGGGGCAACAGCTCACTCTACGACGTTTTCAAATGTCAGCCGGGAAGTCCAAAGTGGAGTCTAAGAAGGACTATAAGTCCCGGGGATTTGAGTCTCCGAACGAAGCGGACTCCCTCACTCTTTTGGTTCACGCCGCGCGCAAGGGCAGCGGTCTGGTGCTCTCTATGCGGGGAGATTCAGTCGCAGGCCCCGACGACGGACAGGACGACGACTGGCCTACTCCTGGGATGCGCAACGGGGTAATGATTGATGAATCAAACAGAAGTCAGTGGCTCAACCCGGATGCGGAGGACCAGGACTTACGCGATATATACAATGCTATTTTATGAAAACAATCGAATTAACTCAGGGAAAATTTGCTCTCGTGGACGACGAAGATTTTGACGAGTTGTCCCAGTATAAGTGGTGTGCAACTCGTCATGAGGAACTCTGGTATGCCGTTCGTAGCTCCTCACTACCTAACGGGAAACGGGTTAAGATGCATCAGCATATTTTACCCGGGGAACCCCGACTAGACCATCGAGACGGCGACGGGTTAAATAATCAGCGGCACAACATTCGCCCAGCGACGACCACACAAAACGGCCAGAACCGAAAACCTAACAAAAATAATAGGGTAGGGTTTAAGGGCGTTTCCCAGAATTTTCAGGCGAGAATACGGGTCAATGGAGTCCTTAAGTGCCTTGGAACGTTTGATTCGGCCCGGGAAGCGGCATCGGCCTATGATTCGGCGGCCCTTGAATTTTTTGGGGAGTTTGCGCGATTAAATTTTCCACGGGAGGTTGGATGAAACGCCTAAACCCCAACCTCTACCCCAAAGACGGATTTTGGTTTAAAGACAGTGACGGCGTTGACCACCGCGCGGACACGTGGCCCGGCGTCATTGCCCGAGTGGTGAAGTATAGACAGCGCGCCGGGCATCCCCCGGGAAATCCGGCGGTAGAGGTTATTGAGCAGGCGTGCCAGCGAAACGCGGGTCTCTGCCATGAGGAAACGGGGAGCCCTTCGCAGGACCTGCAAAAAGCCAGTTTGAAGAGTCGGGTGCTCGCGTGGCTGACTTATGCGCGAGAAGAAAAAACGAAGGGCATGATTGAATACGTGGATGCTCAGACGGCTGCCGCGCGCGCCCAGGTCTGCGCGGGGTGCCCAATGAATCAGCCCCTTCAAGAGAGCTGTTCCTCCTGCCGGGCGGCCCTGGACGAGCTCCGGAAAGATATTCTAGGCCGTCGAACTCTCGATAAGCGGCTGAACGGTTGCCTCCTCCTCGGGGAGGATATGCAAACTGCCGCGCATCTGGAGCGGGTTACGATGGAGAATGGCGAGCTCCCCGGGTGTTGCTGGCGTAGGAGGACCCCGCCGTGAGCCTTTTCTGGAACTTTTTCAAAGCCTGGGCGCGCGTCCAGTGGGCGAAGGTGAGAGGGTATGAGGTGCTGGCGTCTCCTTTTGTCGCCCAGGTTCGGTTCGATGGGGGTTGCCGGGATTGCCCGCTTTTTGACGGGGCACAATGCACGATTTGCCACTGTTTGGCGCAAGCCAAGGTGATGATTGCTTCGGAACGGTGCCCAATCGGCACCTGGGGGCCTGTTTGGATAAAAAGGAAGCGACGACCCCGGAGGGTAAAGTAACAGTTTCCTTGATGACGTATCTCCATGAAAGAAATTGAATTGACGCAGGCTCACCGAAACTTTGTGGGGGTGTCTCGTGCCTGACGCCAGTAGCAGCGCGCAATCCCCTTATACGGGGGGAGTGTTCCCTTCGAACTACCTAGGGGCCGTTATTCAGACCCCCAATATTAACGCGGCCGGGACGCCCACGCAGAGAAGTATCCGCGATGCTGGTATGGCATCCGATATTGTCAAGACCATTATAATGGCTGGTCGGAATAGAAGTATTGTTAATAGCCGAATTCTTGCGAAATACAATGCGGAAAGGCCCTACGACGCTTCGAAGTTAGAGGCGGAAGGGCTTGGTTGGCGCTCGAACTTTACCACGAAGCCTCTCCCGGCGATGATTGAGAAAGTTGCTCCGATTTTCGTCTCCGCAATCGACGGCCTGAAATATTTCACCAATGCGAAACTTTCAAACAAGTGGAACGCCTGCGCCGAAAAGACCGAGAAGTTCCGGACCGCGATTACGGACACAATTCGAAACCGAAAAGGCTGGCGCACCCTAATCGAGGACATCGCTTTCAACAATGCGATTTTCGGCCACTCCATAGTTGCGTGGCTTGACGAATTTTCATGGTTCCCCAAGAATTTCCAGCAGGAGGAATCCTTCGCCGCCGATGGCACGAAGTCGGACCCGCGATGGGCGCAGATTCTGGTTCTGAAGGAAACTTATCTTCCTCATGAGATGTTCTCATATATAAAAGACAAGGAAGCATCCAAGGTGGCTGGGTGGAACATAGAGAACACAATTACCGCGATTAATCGCGCGTCGCCACAACAGATTAGAGACCGTTTAAACATTGGAGGCACCCTTGAAACTTGGTATCAGCATGCCCTTCGTGAACTTACGATTGGAGCTTCATACATGGCCGGGAACAGTGTCATTGTGGTTTACACACTTCTCGCGCGCGAGGTTACCGGAAAAGTATCGCATTACAGGCTGGCAGGCCCCGAAATGTTGGAAATTTTCTCTCGGGACGATAGGTTCGATTCAATGGAGGACGCGGTCGCTTTCTACAGCTTCCAAAAAGGAAACGGAACTCTCCACGGTAGCAAGGGCATCGGCCGTGATATTTACGAGCTCGCGGGAATGATTGACCGGACCCGCAACGAGGTAGTTGACCGTCTTATAATGAGCGGCAAAACTTTGGTGCAGGGGGACGTAAAGCGGCTGCACACTTTCAAGATGTCAGTGGTCGGGAGCATGATAATGATTCCGAACAACTGGCAAGTTCTGGAACATAAGATTGACGGAAACGTGGACGGCTTCCTAAAGCTCGACGTGTATTTTCAACAGCTTGTGGACCAACTCATCGGCTCCGTATCTCCCCCGGCCACGGACGCGGGCGAAGGAATGCGCTCCCCGGCGGCCTGGAACCTTCTAGCGCAGCGCCAGGAGCAGGGCCAGGACGTGCGCATCAGTCGTTTTCTGGAGCAAGTAACGCAGATGTTCCAGACCATGCAAAAGCGTCTGTGTGATAAGAACACGGGCGACAAAGACGCGAAGGCAATGCAGGCCGGTCTACTGGAGGAGATGACCCAGGAGGAGCTCGATGAGCTTGCTAAATTCCCGGTGGCGACAACGATTAAGGACCTCACTCCGCTAGAGCGGCAAATGATTGTTGCTCTCGCGCAGGAGAAGAAGGGGAACCCGCTTTACAACCAGCGCCAGCTTGAAGTTGAAGACCTCACGTCTCGCGTTGATTCTGATTTTTCGAAGCGCGTTCTACTCCCCGAGGCCGACCCGACCGAACACGCGGAGCAATCCCGCATGCAGAATTTGGAAATGACTTTGCTCAGCCATGGGCAAGCGGTGGAAGTTTCCCCGCGGGACAATCACCAGATTCATTTGAGTATCCTAATGCCCGCCGCCGAACAGATTGGCGGACAGATGGCCCAGGGCCAGTTCGACAGCTCCGTCCTCGAAGCCGTGGTTGCTCACATAAACGAGCACTACAACCAAGCGATTGCGGCCGGAGTTAAGAAGGACACGCTGACCGAAGTTGCCGATTTTCTCAAGAAGGCCGTCAAAGCAATTCAAGAGCTCAAACAGCACGAGCAGCAGATGGCACAGCTCCAACAGCAGCACGCCCAGATTACCCAAGACATGCCGCCAGGGACCGCGCCGCCGCCTCCGCAAGCAATGCCTCCAACGCCCGAACAGTAAACGAACCCCTCACCCAAACCGAGCAATGCCTATAGAAATTGTAGCTAATTCGTCCGACTGGCTTCCTATTGACCAGGAGCGATGGTCCGCCTTTCTGGAAACTGAAACCGGAAAGCGCCTTCTCCCCACCCTCGCCGAGTCTGCCCCGCAGTTAGAAGCCTCCGGGGACGTAAACAAAATCCTCATCCGCTCCGGCGAGGTGCGGGGTTTTCAAATGATACTTCGCGAGCTAGTGATGATGGCGCACCCATCCGCGAAAACTGTCGAGAGGATTTCTACAGAGTATCCTTCTCTCGATGACGATGCCAAGTGGGAAGATGGTCAGACACTGTCCCCTACCCCAACCCCAACCCCAACCGCCTCAATCCCTGAATAATTTATGGCCGAAACACTCACCAACCCGAAGGCGGCTGCGATGCCGATGAACGCGAATGCAAACAACGACGACGTAGCCCGCAAGCTGGCCGCTCAGGACCTAGCTGGACGCTCTATGACTCCCGACCGGGAGGGTATGGCGACCTCCGGGGATGCCATGGACGCGCTTGCCAAGCAATATGACGAGGAACATCCGGGAGTTGTAGTCGAGGCCCCCGTGGTTACGGCCGAGGAAACACCCGCGCAAAAAGCCGCCGCGGAGAAGGCTACCGCCGACGCGAAGACGGCCGCGGACGCACGCACCCAGGAGGTAAAGAAAGCCGACGACCTTTTCAAGGACGTGCCGCCGCTGCCGCCAAACGCCAGCACGAAATCAGTCGAATCATTTACCGGCGTGAAGCTCCGGGCTGCGCAGGAAATTGCCCGGCTCGAAGGTGAACTGGCGAAGAGCCAAAAGCAGAGCCAGGAGTTTGAGCAGAAAACCAAGACAGCCCCACCGGAACTTGAGGCGGCGAACAAAGAGCTTGCGGAGCTGCGCGCTTGGAGGGCCAAGCTCGACGTGGACGCCGACCCGAAGTTCAAAGACTTCGACGCCAGGGTTGAAACGAGCCGCCAGAACATCTACGACCTGTTGAAAGAGTCCTCGCTCGTCACCGATAAGGTGATTGAGCAAATCAAAGGTTTCGGCGGCCCCGACAAGTCGGACCTCTCGAAGCTTTTCGAGGCTATGAAAGACCCCACCCTCCAGCGGATGGTGGAGACGAAAGTTCTAGACATTAAAATGGCGAACAGTGAGAAGACGCGCGCTATTGCGGCCGCGAAGGGGAATGTTGAGCAGTGGATGAGGGACCAGCAACAGGCCAAAACCACTGAAGCAACCAACCGCGTCGAGAACACCAAGAAGGAATTGGATTCGTTTTTGGGTAGCTTAGAGTGGTTTAAGTCAGACCGCGTTCCGGACGCCAAGGCTACGGATGCCGAGAAAGCTATTATTACAGCCGATAATGCGCTAACTAAACAGCTTCGTGAGGAGTTGACGGCGGCCGTAGGGGATGATTCCCCTCGCACCAAGGCAATCTTATTGACCGGCCTCGTTCAGCTTACCCGGTTGCAACGTGTCCACGAGGGAGCTCTCGCGGCACTCGCGGCCAAGGATAAAGAGTTGACGGAGACGAAAACGTTCCTGGACAAAGTGAAGGCATCCAGCACGAGCCGCCTCCGCGAGTCCGGCGCTCCGGTGGATGGAAAACTCCCGACCGTGAAGCAGGATATTTTCAACACGCCCGCGACCTCCGCGCTCGACGCGCTGGCGGCGCAAATCACAGCGACCCGGCAAGCCCAGGGAAAATGAATTCTCCCGGCATAGACGACCTAACGATTTCCACCGAACGGGCTTTAGACCGATTGTGGTATAGAAGGAGCCGATGACACCCGTTGCTATACCAGCCGCCAGCGTCGTGACCTACGGGTCAAAAGTTCTCATTGCATTGCCCTGGCAGAAGTCAGTCTCGCCGATTACAGCCACGTGCGTTTCGCAGTTGATTGACCGCCGCCGATGCGCCTCGTCACTTCATTTCGGAGACGCCTTCGTCGCCCACACCCGCAACTCAATCGCGGACACTTTTCTGGCGTCAAAGTGCGAGTGGATGTTGACAATAGACGACGACATGGTTGTTCCTTTCGGAGACGCGAAGTGGTTTCAGTTTTACTCGGGGTTCAACTTCCCCGACCGGTTCAAGGGTTTGAACGCGATTGACCGCCTGATGAGCCACGGAAAGTCCTTAGTAGGCGCGCTCTATTTCGGTCGCTCACCCGGGGCGTTCCCAGTCTATAACGAGGGGCCAGCGGAAGCTGAATATGCCCGCCAGGGGCCGCACGATACTTGCAAGCCGACTCGCTGGGTGGGCACGGGATGCATGCTAATCCATCGCACTGTTTTTGAGTCTATTGAAAAGAAATTCCCCCGCCTCTCGCGCGTAGTCAACAATGGACATGGCCAATACTTCACCAGCACTGAGGCGAGCCTACTCGACTCCGTAGTAAAGGTGAGGGACGGGCTACAGAAGAACGCATCGCCCTCCGGAGCGTTCGAGGCTTTGCGCGCCCTGGACCACGCAATCGCACTCTCCACTTCCGAGAATTTTCTCGGTGCTGGTGAGGACGTTTCTCTGTGCTTAAGGGCGGCCGCGAGCGGGCACCAACCCCACATTGATATGGGACTTATTTGCGGGCATCTTGGCACCCATTGCTTCGGACCGAAAAGCTTATGAAAACTATTCCATTGACTCAAGGCCAGGTTGCGCTAGCTTATGACACTGCCGCCAAAAAGTATTTTGGTGAATTTGCCCTACTTAATTTTTAATACCTATGGCCCTACACCACTCCAACAAGATTTTAATTGCCTTACAATATTGGTCGGGAGATAGAACCCGAGCTCTAAAGCTGGCAAAGTATCTCGCAGACCTGGAGCCCGCTCACTCAGACCTTGCGGACATCGTTCTAGTGAATCGCTTCGATTGTCCGCAGGACTCTCCCGCTACGCTGGCCGCCCTTTCTCGGAAATTTAATGTCTACTCCTATAAGAGTCCACAGCGAGGAGTCGGCTGGCCTGATGGATGCAACGGGCTTTGGTTCGGGACCGTAGAGTGGGCTTATACAATGATGGCAGATAAGAAGATTCCGCACTACAAAGCGATTTTCACTTGCGAGGCCGACGGTGCGCCAGTTCACCAGGATTGGATTGCGAGAATGTCCACGGCTTGGGATGTATCGCAGCAAGGCGCGTCCCGAGTCTACATGGCCGGTGCCCTGGTAAGCTATCCAGGAGTCTACGAGCATATAAACGGGAACTGCTTAGTATCGGGGGATGGTCCGTTTCTTCACTGGGTGACCCGAGTCGTGGCCGGTATGCGCGCTGGTGTTGGGTGGGATTATGGGCTTCGGGATGAGTTTCGACGGTGGGGATGGGCGAACGTCCCGGGGATTATCAGCGCCTACAACACCCCTCACTTCACCCCCGAACAGTTCGCGCACTTTCGAGCGCAAGAGTTGATTTGGATTCACGGTGGAAAAGACGAGTCTCTCATTCAATATGGCCGGGAGTTCTTCAAAGTATGAAAACCAACGACTCCATTTTGGTGACGGGCGCGCGGGGGCTTGTCGGCAGCGCGATTGTTAGGCTGCTTAAGAAGAAGGGATTTACGAATGTCTGGGACCCGTCCCGGAAGGACGCAGATTTTGAAAGCCAGGAGGCAACCGACTTCTACTTCAGCGAGTGCAAGCCAGAGTATGTTTTTCACTGCGCTGCGAAGGTTGGGGGTATTGCGGACAACATACGAGAGCCTGCGACTTTTTTGACGGCAAACCTAACCATCCAAACCAACGTGATTTGCGCGGCGAACAGGTTTGACGTTAGTAAACTTCTGTTTCTATCGAGCGCCGCGTGCTACCCCGATACCGGGAGCGCCATTCTATCCCCCCAGGACATCATGCGCGGCCCGCTGGATGAAACGAAATCCGGATACGCGATGGCGAAGCTTTGCGGCATGCAGTTGTGCAAGGAATTCCGGAAGCAATTCAAGTCCGACTTTATCTCTGTCATTCCGAACAACGTCTACGGCCCAGGGGATAAAAGTTCCCACGTTATACCGGATTTGATTCGCCGGTTTTACCAAGGCCGAATTACGCGCTCCGCAGTGACGTGCTGGGGCACCGGAAGTCAGCGCCGTGAATTTATCTTTGCTGATGACTTGGCCGACGCCTGCATTTTCCTGATGGAAAATTACAGTGGCCCGGACCCAGTGAACATAGGCGCGAACAGGGATTGGGACATGATGGCCCTCGCGTTGCTTGTGGCTAGCGTCACGGAATATACCGGACCAATCTATTGGGATGTCTCAAAGCCAGAGGGCGCGAAGCAGAGGCTGCTGAACTGTGCGGTCATGAATGAATTCGGATGGCTGCCAAAGACGTGCCTTCTCGACGGGCTGACCCGGACGTTTAAACATTTTCTTACCACGATATGAGAAGTTGCCGGGAATAGAATATCTTCAAAAGACAAACACATGTCAAAAGTAGCTCTTATAACAGGTATAACAGGTATGGACGGGTCTCATCTTGCCGAGAGCCTACTGGCCGAGGGCGTCGAAGTTCACGGAGTGATGCGCCGCGCCAGCACGTTCACGACCGTTAGGATAGACCACATATTTGACCGACTCCACATTCACTATGGAGACCTGGGGGAGAGCGGCGCTCTCCACAGAATTCTCGAACGCGTGCAACCTGATGAAGTCTTTAATTTGGCGGCCCTCAGCCACGTGAAGGTCTCTTTTGAAGTTCCGGAGTATACGGCGGACATTACGGGGGTGGGGGCGCTACGACTCTTTGAAGCTATCCGGGAGGTCGGGCTGCTTTCTCGGGTTTACCAAGCGTCTTCTAGTGAGATTTTTGGGTCCTCTCCTCCCCCTCAAAATGAGTTAACACCTTTTCACCCGAGAAGTCCTTATGGGTGCTCAAAGCTGTTTGCTTATTGGACTGCTGTGAATTATAGAGAGGCTTACGGTATGCACGTCAGTAATGGGATTTTGTTCAACCATGAAGGCCCCCGGCGGGGTCTTACGTTCGTGACGCGAAAGATTACTCAAGCAGTTGCCCGAATAGTGAGACACCAGCAAACTGAGCTACTGCTCGGGAACCTGGATGCGAAGCGGGATTGGGGATTCGCGGGGGACTATGTGGAAGCGATGAAGCTTGTGGTCCGAATGGAGAAACCAGACGACTACGTGATTGCCACCGGGATGGCGCACACGGTCCGAGAGTTTTGTGACCTCGCCTTCTCTTATGTTGGATTGAAGTGGCAGGATTACGTGAAGGTTGACCCGAAATATTTTCGTCCGGCCGAGGTGGATTTTCTCCTGGGAGATGCCTCAAAGGCAAAAAAGATTTTGGGATGGACCCCGACCGTCACATTTCCAGAGTTGGTCCGAATGATGGTTGACCACGACCTTGACGCCCCGCACCTCTCTCCAGTATGAATGTTTATACGTATTACATGCCCGTGCCCGGGCTCTGGTCCGACGAGTCTCAGTTGAAGCTGATTGAGGTTTGGAAGCGTAGCTGGTCAAAAGCGGGATGGACGCCCCGGGTGCTCACCGAGGATGATGCCAAGAAACACCCCCGCTACGAGGAATTCAAAAAGAAGTTTTGGGAGTTGCCTACGGAGTATGGCCACGATTATGAGGGGGCCTGTTTCATGCGATGGGCGGCCGTTGCGAACGAAGGCGGCGGCATGATGACAGATTACGACGTGATTAACTACGGGTTCCCGCCGGTGTATCCTGACCCGACCCGGTTGTCGATTTTAGCGGACCCCTCGGTTCCCCCTTTTATGGGCGTCGCGCTCGGCCCTCAGAATTTGTTTGAGGGCATGTGTCAGCTATTCTACACCTGGGAACCAGACGACCGGGACAAGCATCCGGACACGGGCCAACGCCACTGTTCAGACCTTTCGTTCCTCCTTCAGGTGTTCGACAAGAAGAATCGAGAGTGCCCCGAGTGGTTGAAAAATTCCAATGGCTGCACCGTTTTTCCAAAGATAACGGGGGCGCTTGTTCACTATGGATACCCCATGAAGGCGGCCGGGCACTGGCCCAAGTGGGAAAATATAGAGGCCATTAGGCCCTTCTGACGGTAACCACTGGAGTAGACCATGCAACTCTCAGGAAACAGCGGAACTCGCTCCGGCCAATTTTCAAAGTCGGCCCGGGTCATCCTCCCGATTACGACCGTCGCGTATGCCAGCGGACAAGTCATGGGCGGCCTGATTCTT